AAGTTAAACCAGGACACCGATTTGACTTTAGTCAATTGTGTATCATGGGAATCTGACAATACAATTTCAAAAATAGGTAACAGAGTATTTGTAACGTTAGGCGTACGAATTACATCTGAACAGTCAAGTGGATCATTAATTATTGGTAGGATTGCAAAAGTATATTACCCTAAAACTACGTATGTTAGAGCGAATGCGGCTGATTCTGACGGTGGTAACCATATGCTATATATTGATAAATCAAATGGTATAATAGTGTTATATGTGTCAACTGAACGCTATTATTCTGCGAGCTTTTCATATATAGCTGATTAGGATATTATAAACTATTTTTCTGAAAAAGAAGGTGCGTTTCCTCTATTGTTTGCGTAAAAAGTAAATAATTTATTTGATCCAGTAATTTCAGTGGCGATTCCTGCATAATATCCTGACGTACCACAATAACCAAATACTAAATATGAGCCAGTACTGGCACCAACTATAAGTATGAATGGTGATTTTAGAACAAAATTAACAGAATACTCTTTAAGAGCAACACCTAGCGTTCCAGTACTATTATAAAATTGGCAAAAATTATTTAACTTGCCATTTACAGAAGGAGTGATAGCCGATGGGCGGAGATTAGAAAAAAATAAATCAATCAAAAAGAGCATGGTGTAAAAGCCATGCTCTTAATCTCTTTATCTGATTCCCCAGTCACCGTCATTGTTGACGAAACCAACCACATATCCTATCATGTCATCAATTATGTGCTCCGGAAGTATACTATTCGGAGACATGAGCGGAACATATCTCCATTTTCTTACACCGTCTTCAATTATATGGGTTTTCACGACAATATATATCCCACCATTACTTGTTACAATACATCGTTCACCGTCTTGTGGTTCCCGATCCGCGGAAAGTAGAATAATTTCCCTTGGAAGATAAAACGGCATATAGTAGTCACAGGGAATTTTCAAACCGATATAAGTCTTGGATTTTATATCTTCCGGTAAGTTGTCTATGCAAATAGGTTCTACAGCGTTTGTGGTGGCTATAATTCCATTCACAAGTTGCGGTTTAAGGACAGAAATATACTTGTGTGATTTTTCAAGACTGGAATAGATTTTATCTTGGTGACGGATGAAGTAGCGGATAAGGTACAGAGAGTGTTCCGGCAGACTGCGGCATATCTTGACAGATTCCAACATCTTATCTTCCATAGTACCACAGCCTACCAGTTCATCTACGCTGATTCCAAAGGCTCTAGCAAGCGCAACAGCGGTCGATAGCTTTGTGTCGTTAGAATTACCGTACAGTAGTGAATTAAGCGTAGAATAAGGCAAATTAGCTTCATCAGCAAGCTTGTAAACCGTCATGTCCGGTTCGTTGAGAAATTCGTGGAGATTCCCACGAAAACTTAACATATAATTTGCACGGTTGACTGATAGATGTGTCGATATTTCTTTGATTCGGTCTTTTTTCATCATGTTTTTTATCCCCCTTTCATATGATACACTTGTAACATCCCTTGTTTCAAGGGACATCAAGTTCTGGCGAGGGCGGTGTTTATTGGCGTTTTCACCGTCCTCTTTTGTTGATATTTTACAACAATAAAAAACGCGAGTCAAATATATATTGATTGTTTAGAACGTATGTTCTATAATGTGATGTATCGCTACTTTAGATTCTGCGGAAAATTAAAGGGGAGAGGGGTGTGGTTACAATGGAAAAAGAAATGACAAATGAAGAATACAGAAAAGAGTTGTCAAATATGTTCGGAAGCATAAATGAAAACTATATTTTGCAGTGGTTTTATGAATTTGTAAAAGAAAAAACAAGAGGTGAATAATCACCCCTTGGTATATTTATCGTAAAAAGCTTCCGCTTGAAACAATAGCATATTGAGCATTTCTGGTGGAAGCTTTTCGGCAATTTTGGCAAGTTTCATGACATCATAATTTTTGCTTATTCTGGCTACAAAAGCTCCGTTCATGTCTATGTAATCTCTATTCAACCCAAATGATTCTACAAAAGTGTTTATATTATTTTCAGGCACAAATCCTTTGTTAATAATCTCAACAAGGCATTTCTTATAATAGCCAATTCTGTCAATAAGATTAGTACTACCAACATTTTTATAAACATAATCAGAATATCTCACTTTTAAGTAATCAGTCAAATCATTTTCAAAATCAAATATTCCATCTTCTAATTTAATCTTGTAGTCTACTCGTTTCTTTATAATATCCTTATATGGAACCAAGTCTATATTTAATTTTTCGGCTGCTTCTATAGTTTTATGAACATTTTCGTGAATAGCACAATCAAAGTCATCAAAAGGATTGTATTCTGTTCCACATTCTTCACAAACAATTTTATCAGTTTTTCCCATTAAGAATTCCATAGATACTCCAAAGTATTCACAGACTTTTTGAGAGGTTTTTGTATCAGCCATAGAATTTTTCTTTTTCCATGTGCTCAAAGTAGAAGAATTAACACCAGTATCTTTACCAAATCTATATGGTGTAATTCCTTTTAATTCACACAATTTTTCGAATATTTTGTACATAATATCACCCCTTAAAAAATATTTCGGCATAGCGAAATAGACTATTGACAACTTCGGTTTAGCGAGATATACTATGTACATACCTCGGCAAAACGAAATATAAAAATAGTTTCTAAAAAAATACTTCGTTAAAAAAATGTAACTCGTTTGACAAAGGAGATTATATCACTAAACCGAGGTATATACAAGTGTTATTTACGGAAAGGAGTGATATTTTGGCACAAATGTTTACTTGTGAAGAGGTAGCAGAGAGGTACAAGGTAAAAGTCATTACTGTTTGGGAATGGATTCGTCAAAAAAAACTTGGGGCAATCAAGTTAGGAAGAGAATACAGGATCACAGAGGATGACCTTGTGGCATTTGAAGATTCAAGAAGAGTTAAAACTGAATAGAAAGGAGAAACATGGAAGAATTACAGATTTTTAACAATGAAGAGTTCGGAGAGATTCGGACGGTGACAAAAAATAATAAGACGTATTTTGCTGGAAGTGACGTTGCAAGTGCACTGGGATATGCAATACCGCATAAGGCTGTACAGACACATTGCAAGGGGGTTCTAAAATGGAACATCCCCACTAAAAGTGGCAATCAAGATGTCCTCTTTATACCGGAGGGTGATGTATACCGGCTCATTATGAGATCAAAATTGCCTGCGGCGGAGAAGTTTGAATCCTGGGTCATGGACGAGGTGATCCCTTCCATCAGGAAGAACGGCGGATACATAGCAAACCAAGAGAATATGACCCCAGAGCAGATTGTAGCGAATGCACTTATCGTAGCACAGAACATTATTTCGCAGAAAGATAAGCAAATCGAAGAAATGCAGCCGAAAGCAGATTTCTTTGATGCAGTTGCAGACAGCAAGACTGCAATTTCCATGAATGAGGTTTCGAAGGTACTGGGAATCAAAGGATTAGGACGTAACAACCTATTTGAATTTCTTCGTGATAATGCAATCCTGGATAGATGTAATGTACCATATCAGAAATACATTGATTGCGGATGGTTCCGTGTAATAGAGCAGAAATACACCAAGAACGTAGAAGAACACATATCTATAAAAACACTTGTATATCAAAAAGGTGTTGATGCAATCAGAAGAAAAATAGAAGCGCAGAGAAGTGCTTAGATGAAAGGAGATATTTCAGTGAATAAAGAAGTAAGAAGGGCACATTACGATAGAGGATTGAAATATGGGAACAAAGTCTTGCACGGCAGTGATTTAAGGGATTTGGTAGGGCTTACTGTTTCGGATGTGAATTCCAACGCTGACGATGCAGAAGTCGTTGTATGGTTTGAAAGCAATGAACGAAATGTTGCTGTTTACTTAATGGATGATTGTTTAGATGGACAACACATTGCAATCATTGACCATGCAAATGAAGAGGAAGAATCAAAGCTTCTTCTCAGACCAGTTACGGAAAATGACATAAAAGAATTTTCTTCAATGGTTTTGTATTATACAGATGATGTTTTTGGAGAAAACGATGAAAAAATTGGAGCGCACTATTTATACTGTAATGATTTGGAATTAGAAGAATCAGAATTTTTCAAAGTAAAAAGTCTGTATGTTTTCCAAGATGGAAGAATTTTAACAGAAAGGTAAGCAGTGATATGAGAACAACAATAAAGCTGTTTCTTCCTATTATAATAGCACTCTCCATCACATTTACATCCACGGCACAGCCATCCGGTAGTTTTATCTCCGAGGAAGCGCAGGAATCGTGTGTAAAGTACGGTGAGGAATACGGCATCTGCCCGGAACTGCTCATGGCAATGATTGAGAAAGAATCATCCGGCAGACCGGATGTGGAAAGTGGCGGTTGCAAAGGATTGATGCAGATTTCAGACCGATGGCATACGGACCGGATGGAACGTTTGGGAGTGACGGATATTTACTCTGTGGACGGTAATATCCATGTGGGAGCCGACTACTTGTCGGAATTATTTGAAAAGTACTGTGATGTAGGAATTGTACTTATGGTTTACCACGGAGAGAAGAACGCAGATACAAAGACAGAATTAAGTGACTACGCAGACTGGATATTAACTAGGAGCGCAGAACTGGAAAGGATGAACGGAAAATGACGAACAGAGAGAAGTATGCGGAACAGATTATTGATATGTCTTTAAATGACATTGAAATAGCTGTTGATAAGGAAGGAAGACTGTGTGATTGCAATGAAATTGACTGCGATGATTGCATGTTTTGTAGTCCCGGATGCAGAGAAAAACTCAAGGAATGGGCAGAACAGGAATATGTTGAACCGCCTGTTAACTGGTCGAAAGTGCCTGTTGATACAAAGATTCTTGTAAGAGATTCAGAAGATGGATGGTGGGAAAAAAGACATTTCGCAAGATACAAAAATAATATTGTTTTTGCATGGGACAGAGGTTGTACATCTTATTCTGCTGACGGATACTATAATGTTTCAACTTGGAAGTATGCCAAACTTGCGGAGGAAGATGTATGAGTGCCAAAAGGCGGTTTACCGTCAAAGGAGTAATCGGAAGATTCTTCTTTAATCCTAAAGAGTGGGAAATCGACCGTGAAACATCATTTTACTACCGACTGGTGAACCGTGAAACAGGAATGAAAAAATGGATAAGAAAGGAGTATTTCCATGTTGAAGAAAGAAATTATCCCCATCGTCCGTGCAAATGAGATTTTGATTGCAGGATTGTTAGATGCAGGAATCTTGTATATCGGAGATGATAATATGATTCACGCAGCAGAAGATTGAAAGCCGGAGGAATGAGGAAATGGAAAGGAAAATCAGAAAAATCTTGGTAGAACTTGGGATGAAACAGTACTTGCCGGGATTCCAGTACATCATCGAGGTTGAGACGCTGATGTTTGAGAACAGAAACAGAAGACTTTCTGAAATCTACCGTATTATCGGAGAGGAACACAGCACAAAAGAAAAAAGTGTGTATCAGGCTATTAAGTGGGTAGTTGGCAATATTAACACAACCACGGAGTTGTACAAGAAAATCAACGAGACAGACAAGCCGGTCTCAATCTATATGTTTGTTAATTCACTGTATTTATATCTTTGGGAGGATAGGAAAAATGAGGATTAAGCACATCTTTTTGCAGAATTTCTGCAAATTCTATGGCTCTAACACACTGGACACAGATATTTACGACCGGACAGAGATTTCCGGAGCGAATGAAACTGGAAAGTCCACAATCAAAAGAGCAATTCAGTATATTTTTGGCTGCCGTGACGAGAACGGCAAAGAGATTAGCGGAATCAGACCGCATGACAAAGACGGTAACGACCTTGAAGGTGACATTACTGCAATGGTTACGGTGGAAGTAGACGGAGAAGAAAAGGTTCTGAAAAAGGTTTGCCGACAGAATTACAACAAAAAGGGTGAGTTCACAGGAAATGTGACAGACTACTCTATCAACGACATTCCTAAAAAACAGGCTGATTTTGACAGTTTTTTGGAAGAGTGTGCCTGTGATAAGAATAGATTTTCTCTTTGCATCAATGCCATGACACTGTTGCTTAAAGGCGGTACAGAGCAGAGAGCAATACTGGCTGAAACGTTTGGAAAGCACAGCAATGATGATATTTGCGACATGTATCCGGAGTTTTCACCTCTGAAATCTGTACTGCATGACGGCACGGTTGATGAATTGAAAAAGCGTTGCAACACACAGCTTTACGGCACAAGTGGAAGAAATGGCTCTAAAGGGTTACAGGATCAACTGGACGATATACCGACAAGGATTGACGAGGTTAGCAAGCGTAGGGAAGATATTGACCTTGCGGAACTGGAATTACAAAAGAATGCACTGTTGGAAAAGCTAACTGATAACATTGAGCAGCAGAACGACAATCAGAAGCGCATGACAGAGTACGACAATCTTTCAGACGGAATCCTTGAACTGAAAATTAAGTTGGGTGATTTGGAGCATGAAGCGTATGAAGCTAATGCAACGAAACGTGAAAAACTGAACGAACTTCTTTCGGCTGTCAAGGAAGATGCACACGTTTTGGACGGAAAAATCAATAATGCCGTTCGTACTATTGAAATTCAGAAGGAAGATATTGAAGATTTCAAGAAGAAAAAAGAAGAGCAGAAAGTACTTTGGCAAAATGCAAAAAGCAGAATGTTTGATGAATCCACACTTGTTTGTTCTTATTGCGGACAGGAATATCCAGCAGAGAAGAAAGAACAGTTACGAACCGAATTTGAAGCACATAAGGCAGAGGAACTTACCAAAATTACAGAGAACGGCACGAAATTTGCAGAGGAAATCGAACGGTTGAGTGAGAATATCTCCGAAGTTAATGTGATTTTGGAAGGACTGAATACAGAGAGAAATGCCAAGGCTTTGGAAATTATGAAGCTGGAAGAACAGTTGAAAGATATTCCTGCAAAGGTTGATGTATCCGGCACTGATGAATACAAGGCTATCCAGTCACAGATTGCCGAGAAAGAATTTGCCATGAACCGCTATGCGGATATGCAGAGCATGAGAATTGAACTGAAATGCACAGAGGAAGAGATTAGGGCAGACATTGAACAGGTAAACAAGAAACTGGACAGTGTGAGCATTAACGAGAGTGTTGATAAGCGGATCGCAGAACTGGAACAGGAGAGAAGAGATATTGCACAGAAGATTACAGATGTGCAGGCAAAACTTGATTTGCTGAAAAGGTTTAGCCGGAAAAAGAACGAACTGCTGGAATCTGATGTGAACAAGTACCTTTGTTTCTGCACTGTTCGGATGTTCAGACCGCTTGTGAATGGTGACACGGAAGAATGTTGTGACTTTACATACCGTGGAGAGCCTTACAGCCGGAACATGAACCACGGAGCAAGGATTCTGACGGAGATTGACATTTGCAATGCGTTTCAGAAGCGGTGCGGGGTGGAATTGCCTATTATGGTTGACGATACCGAGAGCCTTGATTCATGGAGAATACCGCAGATTGACAGCCAGTTGATTATGTTCCGCAGAAGTGATGATGCGAGTTTGAAAGTGGAGGAAGTGAAGAATGGAAAAAGTAATTAATGGTTACAAAGGATTCGACAAAGACATGACTTGCCGTGGATTTCAGTACGAAGAAGGCAAGGAGTACGAAGAGGAGATAGCAGATGCTTGTCATAGTGGATTCCACGCTTGCGAATATCCACTGGATTGCTTTAATTATTATTCTCCGAACGAATCTGTTTACCATGAGGTGGAGCAGAACGGTGAATTTGACAGAGGTGAAGATGATTCCAAGGTTGCATCCACAAAGATTAAGGTCGGTGTAAGACTGGACATTGCAGGACTGGTAAAAGCAGCCATTGATTTTACCATGAGCAGAGTTAAAAAAGAAGCGGGAAGCAATGAAGACTACGGGGCATCTTCGGCAACCGGCTACTACGGGGCATCTTCGGCAACCGGCGACTACGGGGCATCTTCGGCAACCGGCTACAAAGGGGCATCTTCGGCAACCGGCGACTACGGGGCATCTTCGGCAACCGGCTCATGCGGGGCATCTTCGGCAACCGGCTACAAAGGGGCATCTTCGGCAAATAGTCCTGAAAGTATTGCTGTTTCTTGGGGTTACAAGGGAAAAGCAATGGGTGTTCTTGGCTCCCATATCGTACTTGCTGAATGGGAGTACATTGGTAGCAAAGATAATGATAGATATGACAGATCGGAGCAGAAAGCATGGGAATTTGTTGGTGCGAAGATGTTTCGGGTAGACGGTGAAAAAGTGAAGCCGGATACATGGTACAGATTGGAAAATGGTGAACTTGTGGAGGTGGAAAATGAAGATTAAGAAAGAGACAGTCATTTCTGTTCTGACAACAAGCGGAGAAACAATCAATGCCGGTGACACCGTGATATTCAATTTTGATGACAAGTGTTGCGTGGGTGTTTACCTGGGACTTTCAGACCGTGGAGCCTTGAAATTCAAAGGCAAGATTGCCGATACGGATGTGACATTTCATGTGATGCCTAGAAGCATCAAAGAGATTTACAAGGCTGATGTGACAGTGCATCAGGGAGGATTTATGATTAAGCCGGAAAGTGAGGAATAAGTATGAAACATAAATTCTATGTTGGAGATGTGGTTAAACCAAACAAAAAAGCAGATGAAAATTATACCATAACTAATACATCTGGTGTAAGAGAAGCCATTGTTACAGAATTAAGAGACTATACGATGGATATAAAAATCATAAAAGGGTCATGCAGTGTTGGGGAAGTATTTACGGTTGAAGAAAAATATTTTGATTTGGTAAGAAAAGCAAAACAGGAAACCATTGTCATCTACCGCAACGACAACAAAGTAGTTGCACTGGACAAGACCACTGGAGAGAAAGCAGAAGCAAAATGCAACCCGGCTGATGAATTTGATTTCCGGACTGGTGCTAAGTTGGCTTTCAACCGACTGATGGGCGAAGATGTGAAGCCTGATGACTGTGTTCGTGAGGTGAAAAGAAAGGCTAAAGTCGGTGAGTACGTCAAGGTTGTTAATGCGAAACCTGCTATTCTTTCTTATAAAAACGGAGATATTTTCAAAGTAACTTATGTTACGACATCAGGATGTATTTGCAAAAGTTCTGACGGAGATACTGGATTATGGCACGAAGAGTACGTTGTCCTTGAAAACTACAAACCGAAAGAGGATGACAGCAAAATTCATGTCGGTGACATGGTAGAGGTAACACATAGAGGTCATTGCTATTCAACATACGATACATGGAGTGGACTTGGAAATTATAGGCAAAATTATGTTAAGGAAGTTTCTGCTGAAGACGGGATGGTTGCAAAGGTTTTGAACATTGCAAATCATGATGACGTGCACGGCGAATGTAAACTTCTTGCACTGATTCAGAATCCAAAGACAACCCAGGTATTCATCATCGGAATTGAAGGACTTAAGAAAGTAGAAAGGTAGGTACGATGTATGGCAGATAACACACAGGTATCAACACAACAGAGAAAAACAGGCATTACGACATATCTGAATAATGATGCCGTAAAAAACAACATTATCAGTGTAGTTGGAGAGAAAAATTCCACACGTTTTATTTCAAGCGTTGTTTCTGCGGTACAGGTTAATCCGACATTGGCACAATGCACGAATGGAAGTATTTTGTCCGCAGCATTGTTAGGAGAAGCATTGCAGCTTACACCCAGTCCACAATTAGGACAGTATTACATGGTTCCTTATGATAATTCCAAGACAAAAAACAAGGAAGCGCAGTTCCAGTTAGGATATAAAGGGTATATCCAGTTGGCAATCAGAAGCGGACAGTATCGCAAGATTGTAGTTTCCGAAGTAAAAGAGGGCGAAGTGAAGTATTACAACCCTGTTACGGAAGAATTCTCTATGGATCCTATTCTTGACACAAGAGAACGTAATAAGTTACAGACAGTTGGCTATTATGCAATGTTCGAGTTAATGAATGGATTCCGTAAGGAATTGTACTGGACTAAAGATATGATGCAAGCGCACGCAGAGACTTATTCCAGTGGCTACAGAAATGATATCAAGAAGCATACGGCATACACATTCTGGTCTAAGAATTTTGATGCTATGGCGAAGAAAACACTTATCAGACAGCTTATCAGCAAATGGGGAATCATGAGCATTGAAATGACAAAAGCCTATGAAAACGATATGGCTGTGATTGATGAAAATGGAAATGCTCATTATGTTGACAATCAGATTAGTATGCAGGAAGTAGTTGCACAAGATGTTGCAGAGAATGCGAATACTGTTGAATTTGAGGAAGGTTCTTTCAAGGAAGTACCGCAGACCGCAGAGACGGACATTGCCAGCGCAGAGACACCTGATTGCTTTAAGTAGAGGTTGAAGAATATGTATACAGATATGTATAGAGTTTTAAAAGAAGGACAATGTGGAGATTTTCGAATTGAAAAATTTGAAATAACTCCTAATAATTTGTATGCGGCTATTCATGGAATTAGTGTTGGAAAATATGTACGTCTTTTACATAAAAATGAAGTTGTAATGTCTGACACATATATGGAAAAGCGTACAAATTCCAAATTTGTCATAAACGCTCATGGCAATGTTCTTATTGGTGGTCTTGGAATTGGAATGATTCTTTTGGCAATACAAGATAAAAGTAATGTTGAAAGGATTATTGTTGTTGAGAAATCAGAAGAAGTTATAGCTTTAGTAAAAGACCAACTTCCATTGAATAATAAGGTTGAAATTGTAAATAAAGATGTATGGGAATATATGCCATCTTGTAAATTTAATACTATTTATATGGATATATGGAACTATATAAATACAGATGTTTACAAAGATTCTATGAAGCCACTGATTTCAAAATATAGAAAATATCTTGTATCAAAGGAAGAGGACGAAGAAAGATTTATTGATTGTTGGTGCCGTTTGGAAGCAAAGAAAGGAATAGCAATATGAAGCTAAAATGTTTAGGCTCCGGTTCTTCCGGTAACTGCTATCTTCTAACGGCAGATAACGGTGAAACACTTTTACTGGATGCAGGACTTCCTATCATAGACATAAAACGTGGTCTTAACTGGAATATTAAGTGTGTTGTGGGTGCTATATGCACCCATACGCACAAAGACCACTCATTATCCGTATCAGACCTTGAACACATGGGAATACCAGTATTTAAGCCATATGAGAGTTTAGAACCTATGGAAATAGGGTTTACTGGTGGAACAATAATGGCATTTGATTTGACAACACTGGACGGCAAATGGACACACACGAATGCAGATGGTACAGAATGCCCTTGTTACGGATTTCTGATTACTCACCCGGAAATTGGAAAATTGCTTTATGTAACTGACACGGAATTTGTTAAGTGGCGGTTCAATGAAGTAAATCACATCCTTATTTCATGTAACTATCAGAAGAAGTACATTGCAGAGGATTCCAACGATGCTAAGAAATCCCATGTGTACCGTGGTCATATGGAACTTGAAGCCGTAAAAGATTTTGTGTTGGCTAACAAAACAGATAGCTTGCAGAACGTCATATTGTGCCATTTAAGCCGTGATAATTCTGATGCCAAAGAATGTGTCGCAGAGGTAAAAAAGATTGCTCCATTGGCGAATGTGGACTATGCGGCAGCAGGCAAGGAATGGATTTTAAGGGATGGAAAGGAGTGTCCGTTTTGAGTAAAAGAGTATTAGATGCTTGCTGTGGTAGCCGGATGTTTTGGTTTGATAGGCAGAATCCGGATGTCATATTTGCAGACAACCGGGAATTGGAAACCACTTTATGTGACGGAAGAAAACTTCTTGTTAAGCCTGACATAAAAATGGATTTTCGTAATATGCCGTATGAAGATAACAGCTTCAAAGTGGTTGTTTTTGACCCTCCACATTTGATTCATGCCGGAGTGAAATCTTGGTTACGGCAGAAATACGGAGTGCTCCCGGCAGATTGGCCAACGTACCTAAAAAAAGGTTTTGATGAATGCATGAGAGTTTTAGAGCCGGACGGACTACTGATATTCAAATGGAACGAACAACAGATACCTTTTTCAAAGGTTCTGAAAATATTTGAGGAAAAGCCGTTACTTGGAGACCAAAGAGGTATGACAAGATGGGTAGTTTTTATGAAGTGATTAAAAAGGAGAAGCGTGTATGAGTGGTGGAAGTTTTGGCTATTTGTGCTACAAAGATGTTCCGGAGTTGATGGAGCCGTCAAGTATCTCCAACCTTGAAATTATGGTGCAACACTTACAGTTGTACGGTTACGAGGACATAGCACGAGATACACAGCGGTTAATTGAGTATATCCGGTCGGCAAGCATCAGAATTGAGGTTTTGAGTGAGAATCTTAACGATGTTTTTCATGCGGTAGAGTGGCATGAGAGCGGAGATACTGGCAGAGAGACCATGATTGCAGAACTGGAAAAGTACAGAAATGGTGGTGCGAATGGCTGACACATTTTATAGACCACTTACACCACAATTAAGAAGTGAAATAATGCAGAGCATTGATTCTAACATATCCGAACTGAATACCTGTAAAAACAATGCTTTAGTCAATATGCAAAAGACAGGATATGGGGCATTGAGAAATATTATAAATGCCTTGCCGGACGGATATTTGATTCCATTTGAAAGGCGGTGATGTGGTTGGCTGATTGGAAGAATATAGCAAAAGCAAAATCCATAGAGAGAAAGAACCGTGAACGGATACTGGCAGTTAATCCACACGTTGACGATGGAAGTGGAATTTACTTTCTGACAAGAACAGACGAGGATGGTTTTCGTTTTGCGTATGTTGGACAGGCGGTACACCTACTCCAAAGACTGGCAGGGCATCTTAACGGATATCAACACATTGATTTATCCATGAAGAGTCACGGATTATATTCTGCGGAAAATATCTGCGGTTGGAAAATCGGATTCCTACATTATCCGGTAGAAGAACTGGACAAGTGGGAGCAGTACTGGATTAAGCGTTATGCGGACGATGGTTATCAACTTCGCAACAAGACAGCAGGCGGTCAAGGTGATGGCAAGAAGCAGATCGCAGAGTATAGACCAGGAAAAGGTTACCGTGATGGACTAGCACAAGGCAAAATCAACCTTGCTAGGGAACTGGCGAACATTGCCGACAAGCATCTGGTCATCAGTTTGAAGCCTGAGAAGCAGAACAATTCAGTTTCACAGAAACAGTATCAGAAGTTTATGGAACTTTTGCATGGAGAAAAGGACGGTGAAAGTAATGAATAAAACAGACTATGAAGTACTTTTACAATACGTTGAAGAAACTGACAATGAGTTTTATGAATCTCTTTCTATTCAAAAACAAATTATGTATCTTTGCTATCAATATGAAACTGTATCTTTTAAAAAGTACTTGTTTAAGTATAAATTTCAGCAATTCTGTAATAAATTAAAGGAGTTTTTCAGAAAATGGTGAAATACAAAGGTGAATGCTGCGGATGTGCAACGAAAGCTTATCCATGTCTCGGCAATAAATGCCCGAACATAAATGTGAAACATTTGTATTGCGATGATTGTAAGGAAGAGGTAGAGGAACTTTACGAGTTTGAAGGTGTACAGTTTTGTAAGGAATGCCTGTTAAAGCAATTTGAGAAGATTACATGAGTGAAAAAAATTACGATTGTAGCTGTTGGAATGAGTACCCAAACACAATGCACTCAATCAACGGACGTACTCACAAACCGTATCAAAGTGGTAGATGGAAATGTGTTGATTGCTACGAATATGTAGGAAAATCAGAATACGGTGCTACTCATTGCAAAAGGAAAGAGCCAGAACTTGAAAAGAGGTGATACATAAAATGCCAAAACGATATGACAATCCGCAGGAAATTTTGAAAATCATGCGACAGACAGAACTTTTGAAGCAGTCTGCGGAGAGAAGCCCATTTACCGGAATACTTACACTGTTCTGCTATACCTTGTGGAAAGACTACAAGTACTCACAGACGAGACTTTCCGACTTCTGCGGTAAATTTACCAAGTACAACGAAAAGTACGAGAATGAGCCTTATACGGAGTTACAGAGTAGGCTTAACGATTTTGCTGACTGGACGATTGAGTATAAGGAATTTACCGAAGCTGATTATCCACATTACAAGTCGGTCGTAGCGCAGAATTGCATCCGGGAACAGGTAAGATGCAACAACCTTATCAATGATTTGTCCACAAGGTACATCCTATATGGGATGGTAATCCTTATGGAAGATGGATTCGGTAAGAAGAAGCTGACGAATTTCAAGGATAAGTTTTCTGACCACATGGACAAAGCCGGAGACAAGTGCAACGGAAAGGATTTCATGGACTTGTGGAAAGAACTTGTGGAAAACACCGGAATCTATATTGAGAAGCCTATTTTTGAGTAAGGAGTTCTAAATGGCAGAAAAACGAATGTTCAGTGCAAAAATAATTGAGAGTGATGCTTTTTTGGATATTCCTGCTACGGCTCAAATGCTTTATTTCCATATCTGTATGAATGCTGATGATGACGGATTTGTAAACAACCCACGGAAAATCATAAGGATGTGCGGTGCTTCAGAAGATGATTTGAAATCGTTGATAGACAACAGATTCTTATTATCTTTTGATAGTGGTGTAGTATTGGTAAAGCACTGGCGGATTCACAACTACATTCCGCCGGATCGTTACAAGCCATCATGCTATGTGGATGAAAAAAGTAAAATAGGTTTGAAACTAAACGGATCCTACACTACGGATCCTAAAAAGATGGTTTCCCCAGTAGAGGGAAATCCAAAGAAGAGTTGCTACGACAAAGAAATCAAACTTGATAAGAGGTGATATAAATGCAGATGACAGGTTATGAATTGTTGGCGAATTACGAAAAAGCAGAGGACAAGGACAAACAGATTCAGATTCTTGCGGATTTGAACCACATTCCGGTTGACATGGTGCGTTTTGTGATTGACAACAGAGAGAAATTCGATGTTTCAGAGACACCATTGTCCACAGAAGAATTTGCAAAGTGGTGTGAGACGGAACTTGACCGTGTAGATAATCAGATCCATGCACAGGAAAAATATTACAGAGAAATTTGCAATGTATATGGAATCGCAAGTACATACGGAAAAAGGAGTGCAGCTGTATGAGAGAGGGAACAGGAAACTTTCAGAACGGCGACTTACTCTACATGGCTACACATCCGTTTGCTGATGCTATTAGAATCGGACGAACGAAGCCGTATGACTGCAGCTATCCTCAATTTGCAGAGAAACCGAGGATTGCGGAAAGGAGCAAGGATGGAGAGACTGACAAGAAGAAGTGCTAACGGAACAGGGATATATGCTACACCTAGCGGAGAACCTGTTAAATGGGAAAATAACCGCCATAATGTATTACAGAAATTGGCAGCTTATGAGGATGCCGAGGAACATGGATTGCTACTGCGGTTGCCGTGCAATGAGGTCTGGTTTATCTGTGATAAAGGTACAAAATGCGCAACCGTAATGAGCAAAAGTATTAATGATTTAACAGTCTATGAAATTAGAAAAATAGATAAAGATGGAAGATATTGGTCATCCAAGAAAAAAGCTGAAGCCAATCTGGCAGAAATGGAAGGTGCGGAATGAAGAGAGAAGAAGCTATTAAAATGCTTAAGCAATTAGTCAATATGCTTTCAGATGACTTTGGGGATTCTGAGTTGTGTGAGGATGCATTGCAGATGGCAATCACCGCCTTGCAGAATCAGCCAGTGTGGATTCCAGTAAGTGAGAGACTGCCGGAGAAAAACGGTAAATATCTTGTCTTTTTAACTAATCCTGTTAGAAACCAATCTGATAATGTGTTTACAAGTTGGTACAACGTATATTACAAAGAGTTTGAGACAGAGAAATCCTTGGATTATGTAAAAGCCTGGATGCCACTGCCGGAACCGTACCGGGAAAGTGAGGAAGAGAATGGCAAATAGGAACACACTGCATAGCAACAAATTGGATGCTTTTCGCAAATGGCTTATCAAAACCGGATGGACGATTGAAGAACCGAAAGGTATATGGGAAGTATTAAGAGCGAAAAAGGCAGGAAGACAGAATCCCTTGATTGTCTATCAAAAAATGAACAAAGAGCATTTAAGCGTGCTGGAAAGAGATATTGATGTCATCAAGAGATTTTTGCAAGAAAAGTAGGTGGAAGATGGTGAAATGTAATAATTGCAAGAATTTAGAAACAAAGGATAATGGTTTTGATGCGTACTCATGGTGTGAGAAAATCAACGACTGTCCGCATGAGGATATAGAAAGAGACTGCGAGCATTACGCGCCCATGACCAACGCAGACCGGATCAGGAGCATGACGGACGAAGAGTTGGCAATGGCTATATTATGTGTCCTGCGGAATTTACTGTAAGTGACAAGGTATGCGATTCAGGTATGGTTGCAGAAAGAAAGTGAGGAATGAGGATGCAGGATAGATATTTATTCCGTGGCAAGCGGATTGACAACGGGGAATATGTAATTGGAAATCGTATTGATGATGGTGTAACAGGGCAAGTATTTATTCATGTAGTTGGTAATTCGGTAAATGAGAGTGATAAGGTCGGAGAAGAAGGGTGTTTGCAGTTTGTGGCATTTGAGGTAGCACCATCCACAATCTGCCAGTGCACCGGACTGAAGGACAAGAACGGCAAGCTGGTTTGGGAGAATGATATTGTTGAATATCGAGATTGCACAACAGAGCGTTATGTCGTTGCTTATGAAAATGACAAGGCATGTTTTGAGTATCAGCAATATGGTTGTTCGATAATGAATTTTGATGAAATGAGCAGTGTTGAGGTAGAGGTTGTTGGCAACGTGTTTGACAACCCGGAGCTGTTGGAGGAGTAATATGGCGACATGCAAACGCAAAAATCGTAATTGTCGGTATGAGTATAATCAAAATTCTTACCAGTGCAAGAAATGTATTGAGGAAAAATTAAATCAATATCCGATTACTTGTGAAGATTGTCATTACGGTGGTTGGGGAATATGCAATAAAAGAGGTAAGAATCAGCGGAGAATGAGACCTTGTGAGGATTTTAAATGGAGTTAAGGAGGGTTGCCATGACGGAGAATGAAGCAATTGAAGAATTAAAATATGATTGTAACGAAATTGGAAAAGCAATTCCATGTGATACATCATGGGGGGAATATTTTGATAATGCTTATGCAATGGCAATAAACGCACTGGAAGAGGTACAGCAGTACCGACAGATCGGCACGGTGGAAGAATGCCGTGAAGCTGTGGAGAAGCAGACGGCGAAGAAACCAACACTTATTGACTATAAAAAATATGCAAATTTCGTAGATAATGTAGATTTTCTTCAAGATGCATATTGGTGTCCTAATTGCAAACGAGTTGTAAGAAGCGGTTCTTTTTGTAGAGATTGTGGACAGAAATTAGGTTGGAGTGATGAAGAATGAATGATTTATCCTATGAATTTAAAAAGCAGGAGACGAAGAAAAACGGAAGTTTTTATTACAAAAAAGGAATGGGAAAAAGAGAAATTCCCGATATGTCTCCGTATCAGTATGGCTCATTGTTGAGCAGAAAGAAAAGAGGTAGGAGATGAGTGAAGAACTTAAGCTGTGTCCATCATGTAAGAAAAAAAGTGCTATCTTATGCGAATTTTACATAAAATGCATGAATTGTGGAAGAATGATGATGTTGAAAGAAGATTACAATGAAGAAAAGCTGATTGAAGCATGGAACAGGAGGGCGAACGATGAGAAGACTGATTGATGCGGATCATTTGTTATTTCTTCTCAATTCTGCGATAGAGTTGCGGAAGAAATTACACAGAAATACATCAGATTTAGATATGATGGTTGATGCTGTTAATGATGAGCCGACCGCCTACGACCCGGACAAGGTTTTAGATCAGCTATTGGATGCATCTTTTGAGAGATTCGGATGTGACACCGGAATGGGCGGTGAGTTGGTAGTCAATATGGACGATGTAATCGAGATCGTAAAGGCAGGTGGAGCAGATGGCAATTAAGCCGATTTTATTCAATACAGAAATGGTTCGTGCGATTCTGGACGGACGGAAGACCTGCACCCGGCGTATATGCAAAGATGCAAATGAGTATACAGTACCTGATATGGATTTTTACAATGCTGACATGCGGACTTATGCAGTACATAACTTTGCAGATAAGAAACATACGGAGAAGTTAAGCATAGCAGAAAGAACTTGTCCTATCTGTCCGGGCGACATCCTGTATGTCCGGGAAACTGTATGGCAGAAAATAGGGTACTATTTGGATATTGACGGAGAGACAAAACCGTCATGGTATAACGAGTTTAAGTACGTCTCATCAGACGAAAAGCCAGAAACGGGGTGGAATTATAGTTGGGCTAAGCGTCCATCAATCCACATGCCGAAAGAAGCCGCGCGTATTTGGCTTAAGGTTACGGATGTGAGGGTAGAGCGGTTGCAGAGCATTACCGAGGGGGGAGCGATCAGAGAAGGAGCAGAAGGAGAAAAGTGTCACCATACAAATACAGGAGCATTCGGATGCACCGACTGTATGAATACTGGATGGATTGAACCGCCACAGGTCGAATTTATGCAGATATGGAACAGCACCATCAAGGAATCCGACCTTGACCGCTACGGCTGGGATGCTAATCCGTGGGTGTGGGTTATCGAATTTGAGCGGTGCGAGAAACCGGAAGGAGTGTGAAATATGCCTAAAGCAGCATTGGTAATGGATATGCCGGAAACCTGTGAGAATTGCGCTTGTAAATATCCCAGTTATAAAGACGATGCTCTTTACGACTGCGCTATTACATGGAAAGAAATTCCGATAAATGGCGGACACTACGGAGAAAAGCCAGATTGTTGTCCGCTCCGTGAACTGCCGGAGAAAATGGATTGCTTTGCGGAAACAATTAAGAACGATTGTTACGATGGAACGGAATACGAGCATGAGTATTTAGATGGAAAGAGTGATGGCTGGAATGCCTGCTTGGATGAAATCTTAAAGGAGTGTGATGCAGATGGAACACATTGATTACACCGCCCTGTACGAGCAGAATGCGGACTTTAAGCGCTATGTTGACCGATACTGCGTAAAGCACCGTATCAGCGTTGCAGAAGCCTTACAGCATTATCTTGTGCGCATGGCAGGTAGGATGTACAAGGAGCAGGCAGAAACAATTGTAAGAAAGGAATGAGAACATGGGAAATAAGCATACATTATCTGATTTATACCAAATGCAAGCCATGCCGTTGTCTGCAAAGATACGTATGACAAAGTATCGAATTAAGCAGTGGATTGATAAGTATGGTGAGGAAGGGGTATATGTCAGTTTTAGTGGTGGAAAAGATAGCACAGTACTTCTCGATATTGTGAGACAGGATTATCCAAAAATTCCGGCAGTATTTGTGGATGTTCCGACACAATATCCGGAGCTGAGAGATTTTGCAAAAACATTTGATAACGTTGAAATTATAAAACCCAAAATATCCTTTATGGATGTCTGTAAAAAATATGGATTTCCTATGTTTTCAAAAGAGATCTCTTCATGCATAGGAGAAGCAAGAAAATATTTTGAAAACATTGAAAAAGGAAATACCAAAAATACAATCTTGACAGACAGACAGACAGACAGACCTTCCGTATGCTTATCGCATAGCAGATCTGGTGGGAATAGACCGGCGAAAGGACAAAGAGAATCCAGAATATCAAAAAATCAAGATGGGGAATATCCCTAACGCACCTGTGAGAACAAAACAACTTTTAGGTATATTTAAGCATAGGGAAAATGGTGTTGATACAGATGAATATTCAAAGATGTATGATAAGTCAAAGTATATTTTTATGCTTGATGCAAAGTTTGCTTGTTCTGATATGTGTTGCAAAGTTATGAAAAAGGCACCTGCTCATGAATACGGAAAAAGAACAGGAAGAAAAGCTATGACGGCGCAGATGGCAAGTGAAAGCAAACTGCGTACATCACAATGGATAAAAAACGGATGCAACGGTTTTGATATGAAAACACCCATCAGCAATCCCATGTCTTTTTGGACGACGCAAGACGTTCTTTTGTATATAAAACTATATGGAAAAGATATAGAAAAAAGGAAAATCAATAATAGCCGTGATGTTATGTTTTATGGAAATCGTATTGTTGATCGTAAAACAGGAAAAACAATAGAAGAACAAGAATTTTATAATCCTATCTGCTCTGTATATGGTGATGTTACCATTGATTATGATGCAGAAGGAAGTGTTGATGGTCAAATGGACTTGTCGGAGTTATCTGCTGATTATGGATTGTTTGACACTGGAAACAGACCGCTTAAGACTACTGGATGCAGTAGAACCGGATGCGTGTTGTGTGGTTTCGGGTGTCATCTTGAAAAGCCGGGAGAAGGACGCTTTGAACGGCTAAAGGAAACTCATCCAGGAATGTATAAACTGTTGGATGTTATTGAAAACAATGGGGTTACATATCGTGAAGCCATTGATTGGATTAACGAACATGGGAATATGAACATTAAGTATTAAATATTCCCGGATTGTGGAATCATGTGCTATTTAGCACAGAAATAAGAGAAAGGAGCCGAGACTCTGGCCAGAGTGAAGCATATGCGGTCTCCTTGAAAAAATGAAAGCACATTGTTTGTTTGAACAGTCAGGAACTTTTAAAAATGCGTTTAGAAAATATGGAATAGATTCTTATGACTATGATATCCAAGATGAATTTGGAGAAACTGACTATGTTATAGATTTATTCAAAGAAATTAGGGGGGGGCTATGACGAAAATCAAAGCATATTTGATGGCATAAAAGAGGATGACATTATACTTGCGTTCTTTCCATGCACATATTTTGAATGCCAAAATCAGTTATGGTTTGCCGGAAATAATTATGCTCAAAAAGGATACAGTGACGAAAAAAACTGTGAACTGGTAATAAAAAGGCACAAAGAATTAAATGAATTTTATGAGGTTTTAAATAAGCTTGTAATAATTTGCATAAGGAGAAATTTGAAACTGATTATTGAAAATCCATACAGCCAGCCACACTATCTTTCAACATATTGGTGTATAAAACCAAGCATAATTGATACAGACAGAACAATGAATGGAGATTTCTATAAGAAACCTACACAATATTGGTTTATAAATTGCAAACCTAAAAATAATCTTGTGTTTGAAGCAATAGATTATGTGGAGAAAAAAGACATTGTAAAGGCAAAGGCAACAAACTTTACATCAAGAAAGACAGAACGCTCAATGATTCATCCACAATATGCAGATCGTTTCATTCGACAGTATGTTATTGATGAAGATATATGGATGAAGTGAAATCAAAAACTAAAAAATTTGAGTTTCTATTTGAGTTCCACTCAACAACTCAAAAGCAAGTTAAAATTCCCCGGTAACACGGGGGAGAAATTGAACTACCGAGGAAAATTCGGTAGTATGGCAAGTTAAAAGGTGGCGAAAATTATGACTATAAATGCAAAATGTAATGACTGTGAGGAACCTACAAAATATGTGGTTGGCTTTTTCGATGGCAAGAATGGAATCCACGGTTGCCTTTATGATTGCCACAACGAGGAATGCACAATAAAGCAAATAATGGAAGCATCTGCATCGAAAGATATTCAGGAAATGGCAAGAATACAGTTAGCCAACGGAGACAAAGGGATGTACGCAGGCTATATTGCAGCACTAAGAAGAGATGCAAAAGTGTCCATGTTTAAGATGGCACAGATTGCCGGATGCGATCCTGCGGAATATAGTGCGTACGAGCACGAGCGGAAAGAGTTCGATCCGAAAGTGTATCAAAGATGCAAAGAGTACCTGAATACGGTGAGAAATTGAGTATGTAACTTAGGATTTTTTTTGGGAGAATGGAGGTAGTGAAAATGCCAGACATTACAGAAATTATTAATATTATAGAAAAATCATGGGGAGTAAATTCTATTGGTAGTCCTTTCGGTTCATGTACGGAGGAATTTGCGAACAAAAAAATGATAGAAATTGCCAATAAAAATAATTTCCCTGATGATGTACTTAAATTGATTAAAGCTAATCCGATTAAGTTTCATAAATATCAGAAATTTGACAATGGGCGTGGTATAGGTAGATATTATGCAAATTTGGTAAGACAAATAAATTAGGATTTAGCGAAGGAGTTAAGCGAGAAATGTGGTCACACGATGAACAGAAAGAAATAAATGACAGCTACGCTGTTATGGCAAGAATAACGTGTAAATATTGCGGAGCAGTAGTACACAAATATGTGGAAAGCCATTATACAGGCGGTTCCAAGTGTGTGATATTGGCAAAGTACTGTAGATTTTGCGGTAATGCTCTTAGGATTTAGTGGAGGTATGAAATGTTAAAACCAAATTGTGAAGCAAAAGAATTTGAAAAGTACGGATTTAAGCGTTGTAAAGGAATAGCAGGAAAAAGCGAATGTTACTACTTGTGCGTTGCTAGTGGGTGCAAAATGCTTTTCGTAAGTAATTGTCTTTTTTGTGTTAATGATTGGAAAGACGATGATCCACGAATACATGAAAATCCAAATTGCAAATACAGAGATCATAGAGATTCGCTGGATATTATATATGATTTGATTAAGGCTGATATGCTGGTTAAGTTAACTGAAATATCGGAAAAATTGTGTAGTGAAAGGAGATAGGCATGGCGAGACCGAAGAAAGAAGGTAGGAAGAACATCCGGAAGGATATCAGCATGGATCCGGAGCAGTACGAGAGATTAATTGATTACTGCCGACAGCAGGACAGACCTATCTCCTGGGTGATCCGGCAGGCATTGGACAATTATTTATCGGAGGTGGAATATGAGAAGAATACGGCTTGTTAAGGTATCAGTACCGGAAAGCGTGGCAAGAACGTATGACAGCGTAGGAAACAGAGTAGACGAAGATTTCCGCTGTGTGGAATGCGGCATGGGAGTTGCCCGGGAATATGCCTGCTGTCCTTACTGCAAATGTGAACTTGACTGGGACAGGGTTATAAGTTCTTCTGATTGCGCATTTCGGAAATTGTTTGGTTGATTATTTGTGTAATTATGTGTAACGTTACACAACAAAACTGAAAGTTAGTGAAGGAGAATGGCTTATGAAGTTGTCAAAACTGACTAAGCCAGAACTTGAAGAAATCTTCCGGAACGCCAATTTCACGGAAGAGGAAGAGAAAGTGTTTAAAATGCTTTCTTGCGGGAAAACTATTACAGAAACAGCACAAAAAATTAATGTATGTGACAGAACGGTCAACAGAATATCAAAAAAGGTTTATGAAAAAATAAACAGACTGGAGGTAAAAAATGGTTAGAGTTACACAAGACGGTAAAGATGTTGATATTGAAGATGTTTCTCTGCCAAAAGAAATTATTGAGATTATAGCATCCATATGCTGTTGACACCATTGTAAAAAGGCTTTAGAATGTGTCGTATGTATGATAAATACGGCACATTCTTTATATATTGAAAGGAGTGTAAAGAAAATGGAATGTGTCGCATATATGCGTGTTTCCACGGAAAAACAGGCAGAAGAAGGCAACGGTCTTGATAGTCAAAAAAGAGACATAGAACTTTTTTGCCGAAAAAATGAACTGGTTGTATCTGACTGGTATGTTGATGATGGATATACCGGTGCAAATATGGATAGACCGGAATTGCAAAGACTTATTAACGACTGCATAAAAAAACGTGTTAAATGTGTTGTTGCGTTTAAATTAGACAGACTTTCAAGAAGTATGATTGATGGATTATACATAATTGAAAGAGTTTTTCAACCAAACCAAGTGTTATTCAAATGTGTCCATGACAGTGTAAGTTATGACAGTCCTATGGAGCAGGCATACACACAGATGATGGCTGTTTTTGCACAACTTGACAAAAATACTATGATGCTTCGTATGCGCGGCGGTATGTTGGAGCGAATCAAACAAGGTTACTGGATTGGTGGTGCTAATACTCCGTATTGCTATAATTATAGCAAGGAGAAAGGTATACTTGTCCCCATACCAGAGCGCAAGGAACAAGCAAACAGAGCACTTGATATGTTTATTGGCGGTTATTCTGATTTATATATCAAGGAATCATTAGGATTTCACAGCGAGGTTCTTGTCAGAAATGTGCTTACTGGAGTTGTCAATATAGGTATGATCCCATATAAAGGGAATGTATATCAAGGACTTCATGAACCTATTTTTGATAAAGAAAGGTTTGAACTTGCACAGGAAATCAGAAAATCACGTAGGAAAAACAAAACTGCTTGTCATACGGATGCCAACTTATTAACAGGATTGTGCTATTGTGGCGTTTGTGGATGCAAGATGCGGTATCAGAAGTGGACGCACGGAAAGCATAAAATATATTGCTGTTCTCGTGATAAAGCAATGAAGTATTTGCCTAATTTTAATCCCGATTGTAACAATTCTTTGGAATGGGCTGCTGATATTGAAAAACAGGTAGAAAGCGAAATTTTGAAAATATCCTTAAATCTTTCAGAGTGCAAGCCTATTGAAAAGCAAAGCAAACTTGAAATAATGCAGTCACAATTTGAAAAAGAACAAGTGAAATTAAAAAGGCTATATGTTCTTTATTCCGATGGAAACGACACAGTTTTAGAAATGATTAAGAACACTGAAAAAAGCATTTCTGAAATGAAAGTAAAGATAACCGAGGAAGAAAAAAACGAAAGAAACAGTCAGAAGAAAGAAGTTGTTTACGAGAACATAAAAAAACTTGCCGATGTGTGGGCGCATATCGACAAGAAAGAGAAAAACAATATATTAAAAAGCATAATATCAAGGATTGTGATTGTCAATGGTAATATTGAAATTCAATTAAAGAATTTTTAGCAGAACCTATTGTTGTCGGAGTGGCAATAGGATGTGCTAATGCCGTATTTATCATACTTTTAAAACTGCATATTTTTTTGTTTGTCGCAAAAGTGTCGTATATGTGTCGCTATATACGACTTTTTTTATGCCAAAATTTAAGCATAAGGAGGGATGACCTTATGGGAAAATTCAAATTTTCAGACGAAACACTGGAACATATATTCAGCAAAGAACGTACAAGGGAAGTGCCGATTAAGTATCAATCAATCATGGTTCATGTGATCGAGGAAGTTTTAGGAGAAACGGGTAATGCTTATGAATTTCAGTCCGTTGGGACTTATGAACAAGCCGACATATCAGACACTTGATGAAGTTGAAATTGCGAAACAAATAGAATCAATGGAAGAAAAGGAGAATAGCCATGCCGCAGCCGATTATGAATCCGAACTATTTTAATCCGCAGTATAGAACACCTATGTACGGACAGTTTATGCCACAACAGGAGCAATTCCAACCACAACAGTTTATGCAACAGCCACAGCAAAACGCAGTACAAATGTACGGTCGTATTGTACCGGCACAAGAGTGCATAGCACCGAACGAGGTTCCTATGGATGGAAATACGGCATTTTTCCCTAAACAGGACTTGTCGGAGATCTATGCTAAATCATGGGGAGCCGATGGAAAAATCTATACAAGGCTTTATAAGCCTGTTTTAGATGCAGACCCTAACAATTTACCGTCAGACACAGAAAAATCGAAATTTGACCTATCAGACGAAGCCACAGCGGTATTTATGAAGCGTTTTGATGAACTGGAGCAAAAGATTGAGCAGTTAAAATCTTCGCAAACGCAAAGAAAAAATCAGCAATCGCAAAGAAAGGATGATGCAGATGCTTAAGTCAATGGTAAATCCACAACAGTTTATACAAAATATGATGGGGAACAGCCAGATCATGTCTAACGACATGGTAAAAAACGCTTATGGGATGGCTCAAAAAGGTGATTTCCAAGGAGTAGAAAATCTTGCGAGAAACATCTGCAAAACGAAAGGTATAAATCCTGATGATGTAATAAGACAGATAAAAAGTAAGTTTCCTTTTTAACAGCATATTAGAGGTTTGTGCACAAAACCCGGGAGACCTCTTTATGAATAAAATTATGGAGGTAATCTAATATGTTTGAAACAAACAACAGTCCTTTTACCATGCCTGTTATTCCGGCTGCAGGAAATGGCTACGGAAATAATGGTGCATTTGGTGACGGTGGATGGCTCTGGTTCATAGTCGTAATTTTTGCGATTTTTGGCGGTTGGGGCGGTAATGGATGGGGCGGTAATGGCTCTAACTCCAGTTACTACACCGATTCTGCATTGCAAAGAGGGTTCGACACCCAGTCTATTATCGGTAAACTGGACGGAATCAACAACGGTCTGTGTGACGGATTCTACGCTGTGAACAACGGTATGCTTACCGGATTTAATGGCGTAAATACTAACATTTTACAGACTGGCTATGGCATCCAACAGGCTATCAATGCTGACACCGTAGCAGGAATGCAGAATGCTAACGCTTTACAGGCACAGTTAGCACAGTGTTGCTGCGATACTCGTGAAGCTATCCAGGGTGTAAACTACAATATGGCAACGAATACTTGCGCATTGCAGAACACCATGAATAACAACACTCGTGATATTATCGACAGCCAGAATGCCGGTACAAGAGCAATCCTTGACTACTTATGCCAGGATAAGATCGCTAATCTGCAGGCGGAGAACAACGATCTGCGCAGAGCCGCTTCTCAGGATCGTCAGAATGCACTTCTCACTACTCAGATGGCGGCACAGACACAGCAGATTATTAACGCTGTGAATCCTGCGCCCATCCCGGCATACCAGGTTCCCAACCCTAACGTATATTACGGATGTGGATGTAACACTGGTTGCGGATGCTAAAACTGCATATCGAGTAACTTAACCTTAAGGTTATGTCTGCTATGCAGAATTACTGACAACATGGGGCAGACTGTATTGTTTGCCCCTTTGATTTTGAAAGAGAGGTATTTATTATGGCTGAATATACAGCAGTAGCATTACAGACTGTGGCAGCAGGAGCGGACGTTGCTTTTACTGAAACTGCCGTAAATGGAAGTAACTGTATCAATCATAGAGAGGGATCCGGAATTGTGAAGTTAAGAGGTATCACTAATCAGTGCCGGGCAAGATTCCTTGTAAGCTATTCCGGTAACATTCAGATTCCCACTGGTGGAACTGTTGGGGAAATCTCCCTTGCACTGGCAATAGACGGAGAACCTTTGCAGTCCACAAGAATGATTGTAACTCCGGCAGCAGTAGAGAATTTCTTCAATGTATCTGCGCAGGCTTACATTGATGTTCCTCGTGGATGCTGCAGTACGGTAGCCGTTCAGAACACTTCTACGCAAGCTATTGAAGTGCAGAACAGCAATTTGATTGCCGTTCGTGAAGCGTAGGAGGTGAAAAATCATGGATGTTAAGAGAATGCATGAAATGATTGAGAAACTTTCTGAATGCGCTAAAACTCAGTTTGACAAGGGCATTGACAAAGTAGATACTTGCGAAATGGGAAAGGTCATCGACATGATGAAAGACTTATCCGAAGCAATGTACTACCGGGAACTGACAAAAACCATGCAGGACTATGACCCGGACGAAGTCATGGAAATGTTTGATCGTTACGGTGACGGTGGCAGACGGTTCTATGACCATTACCGCTATGCTGACGGCAGATTTGCACCTAAAGGTCGTGGAACCTACCGCAGAGGTTATGAAGAGCCACCCTATTACCACATGACCCCTGAAATGTATCACCGTGACATGGACAGAGACATGGGGCGTATGTACTACACGGAAACTTCTTCATCCGGTATGCGTGATGCAAAAGAGGGCAGAAGTGGTATGAGCCGTAGAACCTACATGGAAAATAAGGAACTGCATAAGGCGAATACACAGCAGGACAAAGAAGCAAAAGTCCGTGACCTGAACACATACATGACCGAACTTGCAAACGACATGACGGAGATCATCAACGATGCAACACCGGAAGAAAAGACGGTACTGCGGAATAAGCTGTCTGCACTGGTAACAAAAATCGGTTAAAACACTTAAGGGGCTTATTTAGCCCCTTTTATGTTGGAGGTGGTAAAGTTGTTCACGATAAATGGTATCGTTTGGAATTTAAGGCTTGTAGATCCACACAACACCATGTTAATGCGTTCTGATAACACATATACGTTTGGAATGACAGACCAAAATACGCAGTGCATTTATATTTCCAACAGAATCAATGGCTCATTCTTTGACCGTGTTCTCTGCCATGAGTTGTGCCATGCGTTTGCATTTTCATACAACCTTACCATGCCAATTGAGGTAGAAGAGATTGTTGCAGACTTCCTAGCCACTTATGGAAGAAATGTGTTTACACTGGCTGATAAAATTATCAAAGATTACATAAGAATGCTTGCGTAGTGCTTTTACAAATGCTATAATTATATGTGTCTAGATTATAATTTATACCAGCTGAGCAGTATAAATATTTTTCAGCAAAAGCGCATCAAACATGTATTTTTAAAAGAAGAATGTCCTTGTCGTGGAGGACATTCTTCTTTTGCTTAAAATAAGAGCACCCTTGCGGATGCTCTAAAAATTACTCTATATATAATGGCATAAATTCACATTTGTTGTAACCTCTCCATGAATTCGTACTGTATCCTATTATTTTTCCATAGACAGTTATTTTTTCACCACCGGAATAATCGGTTGCGTTTAATCCATAATCATTAGAAAACAGTACATTGATTTGTTCCCCCATATAGCTTTCAGTACCTTCCCTCAAAACACAGCATTTTAAAAAATTCCGTTGTAAATTATATTCTCCAAACATTTCTTGAATATAATCATAATACATATCTTTTGCTCTTAATTCATAAAGTTCTGACACAAAAAGATTTAGTTTTACATCTTTTCCCTCTAAATCATCTTGGGAGAAAAATATATCATCATAGAATAATTCGACACATGATTCCTTATATTCCTCTTCTGATAAAACATTTTCCTCCTCATATTCTCCATAATTTTCATTTTCTATTACATTACTTTCTGATTGCACAACCGTAGGCTCTGTTTTAGAATCTATTTCTTGATTTGTATTTTCTCTTTGATAAGTAGGATAGCTTTCAACTGATTCATCTGGTAATTCAATAGTTTGACTTTCTGTTTCTATTACAGACTCTGTACTTACATTATTTGAAACATTTTGATTTTCCTCATTTTGACCACCTAAAAAATAAACAAGAATTACAATTACAGAAAAAATAATTGAAAACCATGAACCGCTGTGATTTTTGTTATTTTTATCGCCTTTAACAATATCAATAATGGCTAAAATAATTGCTACTGGAATTGTAAGACCAAGAAGAGTGAATACAACAGATAGTATACTTAATATGCTTTGCTTTTTCTTTTTCTTATTTTGTTGTTCCACAATATCAATGTCAAATTTAGCCATGCAAGAATCACAATAACCTATTCTGTGATATACCGGCAATCCTTTTTCATCCGTAGCCACCTGTTCTGGAACAACTCTCATTTCTTTACCACATTTGTAGCAATTCATAATATTTCCCCCTCCTAGGTTTTATTAAAAATCTCATTTTTTGAGACTTTTTTCGTAAAAAATTTTAAAGTGTTTCTTTTGATACCCCCGTAGGTCTTCATTTTCAACCGAAAATCTCGTTTTCAGAGGTTTTTAAAAGAAAAATTTTTCGCCAAAATATAATGCAAAAAATTTCAATCCCCCCCGGGGTAGCACTTTCCAATCTGAAAAATCCGTTTTCAGAATTTTTTAAAAGAAAATTTTTCACTGATTTTTTCAGACTGATTAAAGGCACAAAACACCTGTTCACTTTTGCGGTGCACGTTTAGGACATGTCAACCGGTCACCGTGTCGCAGCTTTCGCAAGGTCTCCGACAGCCGAAAGCATGAAATCATACGCAGACCGTAGCAGCTCCGCAGATTCCGGAGAAAGACCACCGGCGGCAGATTCAACCCTTATGACGGTTTCCAGCCGTTTTTCGGCATCAGATACGTTCTCCATGATGTCATATACATGACCGATTCCCACTTTTCGCATTTTGCAAAATCCCCCTTGTAATATTTGATTGTACACCAAGACAACGCAAACCGTCAATATATCCGGGCGCAGGATCTGACCGGATCCGGCAGTAGATCCACCCAGGACACGACAAAAATACGGCTTGCAACCGTCTTTTATCTGTTTTCAAGTTCAAAAATCGCCCACCGCAGAGCGGATACTGTTTCCGTGTCGTGCTCTCGCTCCGCACGTTCTAACAGTTTGTAAAGTCTTTCAAGGTTCTTTTCTTTCATCCTGGTAACCTACTTTTTCAATTTTTGGGAATGATCCACCCATAAAACCGCCGCCGGTAGTGATCCGGCGGGCATCCTCTGCGGCGGCTGTCAAGGTTCAAAATCTATAATTCCTAAATAAAATTGATCTTTAAAGTTATTAAAAAAATGATCTTTTAAATCTGATAATTTTTTTTCTCCATTTTTTAACGATTCAAAATCACTCAACACCATTTCATCAGTATAATTTGCATATTTATTATAACTAATTGATATCCTAAATTTTTCCCCGGATTTTACCCATCCACAACAACCGGAATTTTTAGCAACTGGATATGCACCTATCTCATAGCCATATAAATCAATATAATCTTTTGTGTTTTTATCGTGCCAATCCTCTAGCTGTATTAATGTACCGTCAGGCATTTTCGATTTTTCTATAATTTTCATTTTCTCGCTCCTCCGCATTTTTCAAATTTTCCCGTTTCCGGGTAAAAGCAAGCCGGGACTCGATCCCGGTTGTAAGCCTGTCTTACTTGCTAAATTTAACAATATGATAAATTATATCAAAAGAATGGCTTAATGCTCTTGCCTGTGTGTCTAACCATTCCTCGGATCTGTTTGGTTTGTTCTCGCCGCCGCAAACCTTTTTTAACTCAGACGGGCAACAGAGACGTTCGGCAATGTCACAATCATAAATCAGAGAGCAGCCGCCCCAACTGTACTGTTTCCAGTCAGCGGCACCATTAAGTAAAAGGCTTTTTAAGTCTGTTTTGTCCTGCGGGATCTCTTCAACTTCCAGAGATTCTACAAGCTCATAAGCATAGATCTTTACACCTTTATTCCATGCGCTTCTTGCATTGATGTTGTTGATTGCTTCTAATAATTCATTCTTTCTCATATTGCTTTTACCTATTCACCCGTGTTATAATTTGGATGCCTTTCTTTTTGGGTGCCGGTGTTCGCTTGGTAGGTGGTCACCGGCTTTTTTATTTGTTGAGATAACTATATCATGTTATATATCATAAGTCAATAGCAAATTATATAAATTTTATATATAAAGTTATATATTATGTAATATAAAAAATTATATTGCAAACATATATAATATGATATATAATATGATAAAGATAAATTTACGGAGGTATAAAAAAATGGCAAAAACACCAGAATACACCAAAAAAGCAGTAAGCAATTACCGGAGCAAATACGACCTTGCGCAAATCAGATTGCCAAAAGGCACACGTGACAGAGCAGACAAAAACAACATATCTATTAATGATATAGCTGTATCGGCTGTATTGGCTTATTTAGACGCTTTAGAGCGCAAGACGGACAATTTACCGCAAGAGACGGAAAAGACCGCAGAAAAGGCAGGTACAGAGCGTACAGAGGTAGACGAGAGAGTTGCACTGATGCAAGCCAACGAAAGATTGCACCAACTCCAGGAGCAGAGGAGAGCAGAGCGGAAAGCATTGGAACAACCGCAAGTTGTTGACGCTGAGGAATTTTTGAAAAATATCAATAAATAATTGCAATAAACTATTGACATATTATATAACATGATATATAATCAAGATACAAACAAACGAAAGGAGCGAACAAAATGACAGGAACACCAGAGCAGATCACAGCAAAGAAAGCCGCCCGGATCGTATCGACTTGTAGAGCGTTTTTCCCGTGGTATGAACCGCAGATAAAAGACAAATTCGAGCGGCAAGCGTGGGAAGAGTTAAAAGCCAAAGTTATCCCAGAGGTGGAAAGCTACACAGATGCTGCACAACTGATAGCGGATCGGCAAAAATTCGCAGACAAAACGTTGTTGCAAAAAATATTTATCAGGGCGTGCAGTCTTCGGTCACTGGATCCGGAATACCACAGAAATTTGGTACAGAAAAAGAAACAATTAGAGGACGAGCGTTGGAACCGATTACAGGACAGGCGGAAAAGATACAGTACATATTGTTAAAAATGAAAGGTTAAAAGGTGGCAAAAATGAGAAAAACAGTAGTAAACGAGTATGGAGTAAACATTGATTATGATTTTGCGGTATCTATGATGGATGACGATTTAAGAGAGCAAATACACGGAGAGTTTGCACCGTGTACAGATCAGCAATTTTTTGACGAGTATGCAAAACGGCACGAGCAAAAATTTAATGAGGTTTGGGAGCTGGCAAAAGAAAACCCTTGTTATTAAATATTCAGCGGAGCGCAAAGGCTCCGCTTTTTTGCATTGGAGTAAAAAAGATGAAAGATAATGTACTACCGAGGATTTGCAGAACGTGCGGAACCAACTTTTTAGGTGGTCCGAGGGCGTTTTACTGCCCGGAATGCAGGCAGGAACGAAAAAAAGAGCAAATCAAGAGATATAAAGAGCGCAAAAAACACAGCTATATAATTCCGCTCGGATCTGTTATACAGTGTGAGTCTTGCGGGTGCGATATAATTAATCGCAGCGGCTTGCAAAGATTTTGCAAGCAATGTGCTAAAAAGCATTTAAAAATAATTTATAATCAACAATCTTTATCTTGGAATAAAAACAATCAATTAAAATTTAAAAAATCAAATAAAATATACAACGATAAAAAGAAAGCAACGGGCATACACAAAAAAAGCGGCATCCCTGGCGTTAATTGGGACACGGTAAAAAATAAATGGATTGCTTGCGTATCTGTTAATCACAGACAAATTAAAATTGTGACTACGTCAAATATAAATGTTGCAAAATCGGCAAGAGAGGAGGCACAAAAAGCAAAAGAATCCGGACTATTAACAGATGATTTTATAAACATATTAAAAACAAAATATCGTAATCTATAAGCAGGTGTAACAGACTGCTTTTCTTGATCTATTTTCACTGCGATATTTTAACGTGCTAAATTTTGTAGACAAATTGTAGACGCAGATTAAATAAAAGGAGATTAGATAAAATAAAGGTTAGATAAAATAAAAATAAATAAGTGCAGAAAGACATTGTATAACCAAGTATATATAAATATTAGAGCCGACCGACCGCCACTATGTACCCATCTGCAAAAATTACCTGTCTGTCTGTTAAAAAATCCCATTTGTCAAATTTAACCGGATGATATTTTTTAACCGCATGATTTTTATATGCTCAGGATCACCGGCAGACATACCACAATAACAAATCGTCAAATGCGTAAAAGGTTGTTGTAGATTTATAAATAGGACTTATGGTATGATAAATGCAGTTAGGGAGCCGACGTTAATACGGTGCGAGTGACAGCGGTGCAAATCCAACCCCCCTCTGGATATGCAGCCGCCTAGATTGTAACCAAGACCACCGGAGCCGGCAGACCGGAAACGACAAGAAGTCACTAGCTTGTCACTTTTGTAAATTTATGTTTTTGTATGATCTGTGGAGAAGATCAAAAGACATAGGTTTATTGAGTGATGCTTAGTGATTTTTTATTGCAGATTTTCAGGAGGTGTAGAACCATGCAAGATGTCCGTGATATTCCAAACATTGACGAGATCAAAAAAAATATTCGCAGATGTTTTGATGAGTACTGTGATCTCTACGGCATAGATGACATGAGAGCGCAACGGCAACCTGTATTTAATGGTGCTATGCAGTATGTATATAATAATTATATAAGACCTAGTAACGTATTAAAGGATATACCAAGTAATGTAGTTAATAACAGTATTAACCAGATGATGACCAATTACAATGCATATAATATAGATCTACTGTATGAGGTTTATTTGTATCTTAGAGAGTTGGCCAATGCTTATGATATGACTGCAACAGCAGATGCTTTTAAGATATTAACAGGGATATCTAAGCAGGCATTAAGTGCATGGAGGACAAAATCAAGTACATCGAGCATGGACGAAATCAGAAAAGCTTTCGTGAATTGGCTTGATGATGCGGATTGTGACCAGCTTACAGCATTTAACATGCGTTATGCCCTTGGACCCACGGAGCGCCTTAATAATGACCACGGCAGAAAACAGACTACACAACAACAAGTTGTCCATATCGTAGCCAAAACAGCCGATCAACTGCCGATTTTAGGACAAAATACATCAATGTTACCTGATTCCGGCACGGATGTAGAGGAAAACCTAAATGCGAATGAGTAGCAATAACTGCGGAAACGTGCGAAAATACTAGATAGTTAAGGATGTGACAATAAAGAATGCGTGAAAGATTAGTTTAACGCATAGTTGAAAATCCACATAACACACCGGGGGAGGGGGTCTGACAGGATTAGCGAACAGACCCTACTTAGTCCCTCAAATTTCCTCAAAAATAAAAAAGACCAATTAAGGAGAATAGCCGTGATACCATTCATTCAAAAAGATAAGGCTATTACAAAGGCTAGAAGATATTTTAAAAGATATGGATATCGTGTAGTTGGCAGTAAGACCACTAACGCCTATGTGTATGTAAAAGCTGTCAGCTATTTAAAAAATCCGGTTATTGGGAGAGCAAGTCTCAATACGGGCACAGTGGTAGCAATACTGAATGTAAATAGCTGCCCGGTAGAAATCACAGATGGAAAATACGATTAACGGGAGGAAACGCATGATTTTTTTACTCGTTATGCTATTTTGGATTTTATATACATTGCAGGCTCCTTGGTGGATGTATTTGCTATTGATCCTCCTTGGGATATGTGGAACTAAGGATTGAGGTTATAGCTTATGCAGATCTACGGAAAAGAGATTAAAGACGAATGTTCAAAATGCGGTGAAGTCCTGCAATGCGAATTATTTCTGCAAGGCCACGGAATCAAGAGAGACCGTGAGAACGTTACGGAAATGGTTAGCTGTCAGATGGAGCACCAAAAGAGCAGGCTTGATAAAGAGCCTAAAGAAGATTTGCTAGTTAAGGAGAAATGTGAATTGCCACCGGAGATTAAAGAGATATACACAGAGGTTTGGAAAATTCATAAAGAGTGCGCTAATCCGAAAACGGATGATGACTGGTCGTATCTTATCCGGCAGGGCAATTTTCTGATTAAAATACATAACAATAGCCAGTTTGCTAAAGCACTGGTAATGGCAATGATCGATGAAATTGAAGGAAGGACGAAGAAAAAATGCTTGGATTCATGATTTTAAAAATAATGACAACGTTGGTATTGACAGTTTTAGCAATATCTGCTTTATGGTATGCTCCAAAACAGAAAACAGCATCAGACGGAGTTATTTTATTTGCGTTCGCAATGTTCCTTGCATTTGGAATAACTTTCGCGTGGGTATAGCCTATGTGGTTACCGGAGATTATGCGAATTATCCCATATCACAATTTTGAATGGGTTAAATTCATAAAGCCATTGTTATTGCCGAATATCCGGTGTTGTGTTGGCATTGGATATGTGGCAGAGAAATCAAGGCATCAAGAGTGTATGTAGCCTGTGTGTGGGAAACGAAAAATGGAAATATGCGTTCGACAACACCAAGTTTTTCAAAGTACCGTACACAGGCGAGACAATTTTTTAGATAAAGCAATATAGGGTGTTTCACGAAAATAATCCGGGAGCAGATGGTCTCTCTCCCGGAGTTTAGGACTATCGCCAAGCGGTAAGGCACAGCACTTTGACTGCTGCATTCCCAGGTCCGAATCCTGGTAGTCCTGTTTCGCAGATGTTTTCTTCTTTCGGTCTTTGCCATCTGCGAATATTCCACCTACATGGAATACTCCTTTCACCTCATAGCGGAATGCTGTTAAGAGCCGTCGCAAGGCTCGTGAGGGTTTTCCGGTTCCCATCCCACGGAGTCGGAAGAGTGGAGCGACCACTTAAAAAACAATCAATGGGTACACCAGTGAGACATTGTAAAAAGAACTGGTATGGTCAGTAAAGACATTAAAATCCCGCACAGCCATTGCGGACATAAAATTGGCGTAGGTGGTTGGGTCGCTCCCAACTAGCAGGTAACTGGCGGATGTCCTGCAAAAATAAAAATAGCCATAAGTGTTGCGCTGTGTCAGCGCCTTAAATGTAGGCATACAGCTTATGGAAACGCACATTGGGATGTAGCGCAAATGGAAAGAGCAGTGTCCTTCTAAGGCATAGGCTGTGGGTTCAAGTCCCATCATCCCAACTTTTTCATTCAATCCTAAAAGACGCTATTGGGCAGGTGCGTGGTTGATAGTCGTAACGGATGGATTGTTTCAAGAAATCGCACCATCAAGATGCAGTGTTCCCATAATGGTATTGGAACGGCTTGCTAAGCCGCCGGGCGTTTATTCGCCTTGTAGGTTCGAATCCTACACACTGCGTTTATACGAGTGGGAACGCATATCATTGTTCGCAGGGGGATATGCATAATTGTGAGTTGAGATACCTGTTCTAGCAATTAACCATGCTATATTTGCCGTATGTCCGGGTGGTGAGGGAGCGGTCTTGAAAACCGTTGGCTGTAAAAGGCTTGCAGGTTCAAATCCTGTGTACGGCGTTTATCTTTATCTCCACTTAGCCAGGTACTACTGCAATAGTTCAGGTCGATGGGAGATGTATGGATAGTAGTTGTATTATCGGGAACAGAAAACTCTTTGCAAAGTAGAATTTGCAGATTTGAAATGCATTGGCATGGTTTAGTCTGACGGAGTTCGACTCTCCGTGCAACTATTCCCTAGCTAAAACGTAAGCCACATATGTTTAGCGAAAAACCAAGCCTATGAAGTAGAGAACAGACAAGACTGTGAGATTGTGGATAGTCAGTGACAAGTAGGCGGTGCACATTTGGTTATGGCAAGCGCAAGCCATAAAAGGTTTTACGGTGCGATTTCCATGCATAGCTTCAGTGGAAGAGCGGCATCCGCATAGGATGTGTGTCGGCGGTTCGATTCCGTCTGCATGGGTTACGGAGGATATGAGGATGAATGAGTTCTTAAAGTTTTTTGACGAAAAGACACAAGATTTTCCGATGCATCTTGAAATAACATATAGTAAGATATGTGACTGGGGAATCTATATTTACAAACGAGGATGCGCAAACGACTATCCTGAGTGTAGAAAAGATGGTGATGATGCGATTCTCGTACATGAAAATGATACGGACATGGAATTATGCTTCGCAAAAGCACACGTTGCATTGAAAGAATGGCTTATTGAGAATAATGGCGGATATTAAGTGAGGTGCAACATGAGACATGAAAAGGAATGGTACACCTGTGATCGGTGTGAATCTGAAATAAAAATGATGCCGGAAAGAAGAACTTTTTTAACAAGGAAAGTGATTACATCAGCAGAATTTAATATGAGATTTGCAAATGTAACAGGGTATGTTGCTGATACTGAACTTGTATCACCATCGCTTACAGGAGTTCAAATTGAAGAAATATGTGATGTTGGATACAAAGAATTTCATTTATGCCCTAAATGCCGGAAAGAGTTTGAAAGGTGGATGAAAAATGAGTATGACAGCAGTAATTGAGAGCATAGAACGTGATGCGTTTCGACAGGTCACACCTAAAAACATCGGGAATATTGAAAATGTAAAAATTGAATGTACAACACTGGGAGAAGACCCGATTGTCGTGGCAGATACAAAGGAAGACGAGGAAGCTTTGAAAAAATGTTTTTATGTAAAACTGTCCGAACATCGTTGTAGAAAATGCAACCGCCTTTTAGGCAAATTCAACGGACAGGCTGAAATCAAATGCCCAAAATGTGGGGAAATCAATAGAATTGTGGTGAAATAATTTATGAATCAAGCAAAGTTGGTGAAATGGCAATATTGCAAAAACCTTAATGATATAAATCAAGCCATTCTGCAAAATGACCAGGATTGGGAAGAATTAAAGAGTGCAGAACAAATTATTAGTATAACATTTGACACAAACCATATGTGTTATGTTGTGTTTTGGACTGCTTAGCATAGCAAATAGAATATTTTCTAGAGCACCAGTCGTAGAGTGCCTACGCAGAGAGCCAAATTTCCAAAATTTTAGGGAAGGAGGCTCTTTTATATTGGCAAGTCAGAGCCTTATATCGGCAGTAAACAGCTATGACAATTACATACAGCGCAATGGAATTGATGAACAGGTAATTGATGCGTACATAGATGCTTTGGCAGTTGCTTTTCGGTCAGAACATGACATTGAATACGGATTACAGCAATCAGCAAAAGCAAAAACATACATTGCACAATATGTCAAGGATAAGACCGGCGGCAGAGTTGCAGACCTGGAAGTTTACGCAGGGGATAACAATACTTCATACAAGGTTTTGGAGCAATTCTACAATGTTTTAATGTACGAAGCAGCTTATCTTGTGGATAGCTTTTTCTATTACATTGAAATTGATGAAAAAGATCCGTGGAAGAGGTTCTATTTTCCGAGAAGACAGGTTCTAAAGCCGGTAGTCGGAGCATATCAAGAGATTTACGATGGAAAACTGGATTTCTTATCAGTTTCACAACCGAAACGTACTGGGAAAACCACCGGAGGACTAAAACTGGCACAGATGATGGGCGGCAGAGACCCGGACGGAAGCATTTTCGGTGTAGGAAAAGGTGAAGGACTGGTAAAGAGATTCTACGGTGGTCTTTTACAAGGATTTGAGACTGAAAGTACCTATCAGCGGTTTTTAAGTGTTTTTCCGGAAGCTACAAAAATAAGCAAAGATGGATACAAGAGCGCAGAGAATTTGTCCATAGACCTTAAAAGTAAGAATATCTTTCCAACATTTACTTGCCGACCTATTGATGGTGCAATCGTAGGTTGTACCGAAGCAAATGTGCTTGTCTATATTGATGACTGCGTAAAAAATCATGAGGAAGCAAGAAATAGAGACCGATTAGAGTTCCTGTGTGAAAAGGTCACAGATGACGTTTTAGGGCGTAGATTAGAGGGCACCCCCATTATTATCCAAGGAACAAAATACAGCCTGTATGACCCTATTACAGCGTTACAGAACAAGGCTGATGAATTGGGGTGGAGATGGAGAGAAGTTGCAATTCCGGCACTTGATCCGGTCACAGATGAAAGTAATTGGGAAATATACCGTAAGGACAAGCAAGGCCTTAGAAAAATATTCACTACGGACTATTACCGGAAAGAAAGAAAACTTGTTTCCGAAGAAACCTGGGCGGCAGAGTTCCAACAAGAGCCATACGAAGCAAAGGGAAGAATGTTCGCTGAAAGTGAGTTGAATTATTTTGAGGAACTTCCAGTTGACAGAGAGCCGGATGCAATCATGGCGGCTTGCGATAGTGCCGACAAGGGAGAAGATAGCTGTGCTATGCCAGTCGGATATGTGTACGGCAACGAGGTATATATCGTTGATGTGGTATTTGATAATGCAGGAACACAGTTCACAAAGCCTGAATGCGCAAATATGCTTATTAAGCACAATGTTAAAACAGTCACTTTTGAGAGCAACAGTGCCGGGGAATATTTTGGTCGTGATGTTATGGACATTGTAAAGTCACAGGGAGGAAGATGTAGCGCAAGGTTTAAGTTTAACTGTTCCAACAAAATTACGAGAATGGAAAATGCAAGGGATAATGTAATTCGTGATTACTATTTTCGTGATTTCAAGAAAATGGACAGGAAGAGCCAGTACTACAAATTCATGAAGGAATTAACCACTATGACACGTAGCGGAAAAGTAAAACACGATGATGCGCCTGACAGCATTGCATTGTTTGAAAATGAAATGAGAGCAGGAACTATGGCAACCGCAGAAGCAATCAGCAATCCTTTTTCAATGAGTAGGAGGTATTGAGATGACAACAAAAGAATATTTAGGGCAGATAAGCCGCCTTAATCGGATGATAAATAATAAACTCACGGAAATCGCACAGCTCAAAGATATGGCAGCAAGTATATCTGCTCCGCAAAGCGGTGAAAGAGTACAGACTACACCGAATTTTGACAAAATTGGGACAAGATATGCCAAAATTGATGAAATGGAACGGAAAATAGATGGCATGGTGGACGAACTTGTCGATAAAAAAGAGAAAATCATACAGCAGATAGACAGCATGGAAGATGAAAACACATACAATATTCTGTTTGCAAGGTACATAGAAAAGAAAACTTTTGAAGTAATTGCAACAGAAATGAAATATTCATGGAGACAGGTTGTCAGACTTCACGGAACTGCATTGAAACAGTTTGAAAAGAAATACGGAAAAGAGTATTTGAATGAACAATGTCATTGAATGTCATATATAAAAAATGGTAATGTTAAACTGACGAAAATATTTAAGATGCTTTCTAATCCTCCTAAAAGGCAAACAGCCGGGAATACCGTCTACGTTATGTGGGCGGTATTTTTGTGCGCAGAAAAGAGGTATTTATGATTTTTAACCAAAAAATAAGAGTTTACTGTCCGCGATGTGGTCGGTTGGTCGGTGAATGCAGTTCAAAATCACACATTGACAAGACATATAAGTGCCGAAATTGCGATAAGATGGTTGTTTATCATACGGAGACCGGAGAACGTGAGATCAAGAAACTTCCACAAAGAGATCAGAGCAGCGGAATGACATTTATGTAGGTGAAAATATGAACACTATGAAATTTCAAGACCTTGTAAAGGGTTGTCACGGTAGAAAAATTGCATATACGGATGTGGACCAGATAACCGCAGACAACATTGTAAAGGTTATTGGTGATTGCATCGGTGTTTTTAATTACAACAAGACAGTTATCAAGTATTTGTGGGAGTATTACAAAGGAGATCAACCGGTACTATACAGAACAAAGCTGTCAAATGAGGATATAACGAACAAAATCATTGAGAATCATGCTTATGAGTGGGTACAGTTCAAGGTCGGTCAGACTTACGGAGAGCCTATTCAGTTTGTCAGCAGAAAAGATGATGAAGCTGTAAATAAGGCAGTAGATGAACTGAATGATTACTTAGCAGATGCAAATAAGCATGAGAAAGACATAAAAGCTGGTGAGTGGCAGTCGGCAACCGGAACATCATTCAAAGCTATTCAAATTGTAAATGGAGATGTGCCTATACGTGTGGTTGCACCTAATCCTCTGAACACGTTTGTAATTTACAACCGCAGTTCCGAAGAACCGATTTTGGCGGTACAGGAGTTAAAAGATGAAAATGGCGAGTGCTACAAACTCTGCTACACGGAATCCTGTGAATGTAAGATAAAAAACAGTGCGGTTGTTCCTGATACATGGAAACTTCACGGATTTGGTGGAATACCGATTGTAGAATTTCCGAACAACCATGAGCGGTTGTCTGATATTGAACTTGTTATAGATCTGTTGGATGCAATCAATAATACGCAGTCAAACAGAATGGATGGTATAGAGCAGTTTATCCAGGCATGGTACAAATTTGTAAACTGCGAGATTGACGAAGAAGAGTTCAAAAAAATGAAGATGAACCATGCGTTGGTTGTAAAGTCCATCAACAAAGACAATAAATCCGATGTGGACGTTATGTCGCAAGAACTTGACCAAACGCAGACACAGGTTTCCAAGGATGATTTAACAGACAGCGCACTTTCAATTTTGGGAATACCAAACAAGCAAGGAAACACTGGCGGTGATACGCAGGGTGCGGTTGAGCTGAGAAACGGATGGGATTTTTCAAAATCAAGAGCAAGGCTTAAGGATCCTGTTGTTAAGACGGCAGAAAAGAGACTAGCTAAGGTTGCACTAAATGTCATACGTGTTAAAAAAGAGGATTTGAAAATCAGTCTTAGAGATTTCGATGTCCAGATTAACCACAGTCCACAAGACAATATGTATACCAAGTCACAGACATTACTGCAACTTTTACAGTGCGGTATTCATCCTCTTATTGCGATCAAAACGGTTGGACTTTGGGGAGATTGTGAAAAGACCTTCAATCTTTCAAAACCTTACCTTGATGCGCTGTGGAAAACTGCAGATATTATCAACATGGAAGAACAGTTAGCAAAAGCACAAGAAATCGTAAAACAAATGCAAAATAAAACAGTTGCCTGAATGTAGGTAGCTGTTTTTATTTTATAAAATTTGCAGCTATGCGGTAAATAGCAGAGACTCAGCAGGAGCGACCTGCGGTAACAAAAGCGTGAGTTTAACGGAGGTAATTTATGACACGAGAAGACGTATTAAAACTTTTTCCCGAAGCTACGGATGAACAGATTACAAATCTTTTGAATCAGAACAATTCGGAAGTTGCAAGAGAAAAAACAAAGGCAGGACAATACAAGGCTAAGGCTGATAGTGCAGATGAGTTGCAGAAAAAGCTTGATGAACTTGAAGCCGGAAATCTTTCTGAAATTGAAAAAGCTAATAAAGCTTTGGAAACTGCAAATGCAAAAATCGCAGAACTTGAAAAGACACAGGCTATTGCGGCACAGAGAAGCAATGCGGCATCCAAGTTTAAAATTTCTGCTGAACAGGCATCACAGGTTATCAAGGATGACGGCAGTTTTGACTACGAAGTACTCGGAAAAATTATCTCTGATAAAGAGACTGCTGCGGCACAGGCTAAAGAGCAGGAAATCGCAAACGGAACCACAAATCCGGGCGGTGGTAGTGCTGGCGGCAATGATGGAACTGAAAGTAAAGGTGCTGAAATGGCAAAGAAATATAATCAGCGCTATGTAATCGAACAGTAAGCAAGGAGGTATAAACGTTATGGCTTACATGAAAACCACTACTTACACTTCTGGTGTAAACATTTTAGCAAGTGAAGTCGGACTTGTGTTAAAAACCTTTGAGGGAACACAGACAATGGCAACACAGGTAGATGATAAGAAGATTATCAAGGCAGGAACTGTGGTTCCCACAAATGACGCTTCTGCAAAGGGAATTGTCTTTGAAGATGTTGATATTACAGATGACGAAAAGAAGCCTATTTCTGTAATTATTGCGGGCCGTGTTATTAAGGCAAATTTGCCTGTTGCAGTAGATACCAATGCCGAAACCGCACTTAAAGCAAGCGGCATTTACTTTGATTAAATTACGGAGGTAAGAACAGTATGCCTAGTGTATTAACAATGATTACAGACAAGGATAGATTGGATTTTTCCCAAAACTATTCTATCGCAAGAAATTATGTAGGTGACCGTCTTTTCCCTGATATCAAGACCGAGAACCTTGAAGCAGAGTACGAAAGACTTTCCGAGGGAATGGATCTTCCTACCGCAGCAATGGTACACGCATTTGATACCGAGGCTGCTATTGGTGTAAGACCTGGATTCGAAAAAGTAAGCGTAGAAAAGCTGCTGATTAAGGAAAAAATCAACCAGTCTGAAAGATTACGCCAGTTGCTGAATCATGGTGTAAGAGAAAGCAACCTGATTGACTATGTATATGACGATATGGGTCGGCTGTCTGATTCTGTAAAGACAAGAACTGAAATCGCAAAAATGGAGGTTATGTCTACTGGTAAGATGACAATTAACGAAAATGGTCTCAATTTTGCTATTGACTTTAAAGTAAATAAGTTCAAGGCACTGAAAGGCTGGGAAGATCCTACCCATGATATCCTTGGAGATATTGCAGACATGGTTCAGATGGCTCTTGACAAAGGATATGTTGTCAATACTACACTGACTTCCACAAAAATGCGCTCTTATATGCTTAAGAATGAAGGAATCATGAAAGCTATTAAGGGAGTTAATTTCGTTGGAATGGCAATTACTCCGGCAGAAGTGTCAAATCTGTTACTTAGCCTGTATGGTCTGAACATGGTAATTGATGATGATATGTACGGAATTGCCAACAAGGAAAATACCACAAGAACTCCTAAGAGATTTTTACCGGATAATGTATTTACTCTTTATGTATCTACTGGAAACGGAAAGATTGGTACTGGACTTTGGGGCGTAACTCCGGAAGAAGAAAAAGCAAGTGCATTTACAAGCCTGTCAAAAAAGCAATTCATTACTATTTCCCAGTGGGCGACACCGGATCCTGTTGCTGAATGGACTAAGGCAAGTGGTGTGTTTATTCCTGTTCTGCCTAACCCTTACGGAATCGTAATCGGAACACTGACAGAGGGAGAAGCTGGACTTGATACTCTGGTTGTAAACAGTGCAGCAAGTTCTTCTGACACTGGTTTCACCAAAATTACCGTAAGTCCTTCTAAGGGCTCTAATAATTCTTACAAGTACAAGGTAGCGGATGATTGCAAACTTCCTCCTTATCTTGGAAACGTCAAGACTTACGCAACCTGGGACGGAACTTCCGAGATTGAAGCACAGACCGGAAAAGAAATTATGATTATCGAATGCGATCCTAACTATCGTGCTGTTAAGGCAGGAATCACTAAAGTTGTCGCAAAAGATGAATAAGAGGTAAATCATGGCAGATTACACAACCTTGGAGCAAGTAAAAATCAGATTGAAACAATTTCATATTGATGAAAAAACTTCCAAGGTTGTGTTTGATGACCTTGAAGATAATCCTCTGATTGAGCAACTTATCAGTCAAGCGAAAGCTGACATTGTGGCAAAGAGAATGTACCCGGACAGCTACACGGATGAAAAGATTGCTGCGGATTTGAAGCGGTTTGAGAGCGTGATTGTGAACGTGGTTGTGTATGACCATTCACAGGCTGGAGAGAACTTCATGGCAAATTACTCTGAAAACGGTGTTTCGAGAACATGGAGAGACCGTGACAGTCTGTTTGTAGGTGTATTTCCATTTGCCAAAGTGCTGTAAAAGAAGATTGTGCGTGACCATATTGCTGGTGTCAGCAATATGATTGCAGGCGGCACACTTTAAGGGTGGTGGGCGGTGTGCCAACAATAAGTAACAGGAGATATGAAATGAAAGATTTTTTATTACAGACATACACTATTGCATTGCCTATTTTATTAGGATATATTGTCTGGCTCCTTAAACAACAAAAGAAGGACAGAGATGCAAACAGTAAGGGAACAATGCTTCTTTTGCGTGTTCAACTTATTGAGTATCACGATAAATACATGAAGTTGGGAGAAATTCCAAGTTATGCGTATGAAAATTTTGTAGAGATGTACAATGCGTATCATGCGTTAGGTGGAAATGGAATGGCTACCAAAATGTACGATGAAATCAAAGAAATCAGATTGAAGAATGGAGGTAAATAATAATGGATTTTTCACAAGTAGGAACTTGCGTAGCAATCGTGGTTATCTGCTATCTTGCCGGTATTGGAGCGAAGCTTATTCCGGTTATTAAGGATAATTACATTCCGGTTGTTGTAGGCATTGTCGGTGGCATTCTCGGAGTAGTAGGAATGTATTTGATTCCCGACTTTCCGGCAAATGATGTTCTGAATGCTATTGCGGTCGGTATTGTTTCCGGACTGGCAAGCACCGGGGTAAATCAGATTTACAAACAGGTGAAGAAAGATGCTTGAAGCAAATAAGCAAAAAATGAAGTATTCCAAACAGGGTGAGAAAGTTACAATCTACGACCGTGACGAAAATGGAAACATTAAGTACATCGAGGTTGACGGTGAAAAGATTCCAGTAGTTTTGAGAGAAGCTATCGGATTTTCTGACCTTGTTCCTTTTTCTGCCAATATCAGCAACAAACTGTCGGAAGTACTGGTAAAGGAATTTGGTATTGATGATTCCAGTTCCTATTGTCAGATTGTTACCGATAAGGGATATTTGCCGATTAAAGCAGGAGACATTGTTTGGAAGAAATCTGATGTGGGGCGAGATAGTGATGGACTGGTTGATGATAAGACAGCAGACTACGTTGTAAAAGGTGTAGCTGATGAAGGACTTACCGTTGACCTGTTTTTGCTTCAAAAGACGGTAAAGTGATATGGGAAAAACAATTGAACTAAATCTATTCAGTGACAAGTCCATACAGAACGCTATTAAGGCTCTTAGAGACTACGAAAACAGCTTGACCTATAAATGTAGGCTACTGGCTGAAAAGTTGGCAGAAAAGGGCGTAGAAGTGGCTAGGATAGAGGTCACAAGTTTAGATGCTATCTTCACTGGTGATTTAATGCGAAGCATTCATGCAGAGCATATAGGGAACATAAAAGGCGGTGGAATCTGGGCGGTCGTTGCTGATGATAAATCCGCTGTTTTTGTGGAATTTGGTACACTTGGTAGCATTGGTGGCAAAAAAGAATATCCGTATCCGTTGCCGGACGGTGTTCAGTGGAAATACGGAAGTGGTTCAAACATTATTCAGTTGTCAAACGGTCAATATGGCTGGTTCTACAAAGGCGATGACGGAAAAGTGTACTGGTGTGAGGGCATGGATAGCAGACCATTTATGTACTTGACAGGTATCGAACTTGAAAAAGATGTAGTGAAAGTGGCAATGGAGGTGTTCGGTAATGGCGGTTAATGAATATCAATGGGTATCAGATTTCAAAGTCAAGATTGCATCATACTTGAAAATGAAAATACCGCAGAGCCATCATAAAGCGTATGTAACGGACAAAAGCAAGGATTTGTCAGAACCCACATTCCCCACAGTTTACTTTCATGCTATGCCGTTTACAGAGACAGGACAAGACCTTGAAGGACGGTCTATCAATGGAATCACAGCATCGTACCAGGTGGATGTGATAACAAACAAAAGTCAGGAAGAAGCTGAAGCTATCATGGCTACGGTTGCCGGACTTTTCAAGCGTTTGCGGTTTCAGATAACGTCCATGCCGGAGTTTAGCAATACTCCGCAGAAAACATACAGAAGCACAGCACGGTTCAGAAGAAACGTAGATGCTGATGATATATTGTAACTATTGACAGAGCCTACTGGCTCTATTTTTTTATGCAAATTTGGAGGTAAATATGGCTACTGGTTTAAAATCAAGAATTGCCTATAAAGAGCCTAGTTCTAGTGCTGCTACTGGTGAGTACTGGGCAGGAACTTACAAACTGCTCATGAGAGCAAAAAGTATTCCTTCACCGTTCGGAAGTCAGAACATGGTTGATACTTCTACACTGGAAGATTTGGTCGAAACACAGGAAATGGGTCGTAGAGCCGCTAACAGTATGGAAGTGCAAGGGGCATTTGAGAAAAAGTACAAGGATGAAATGGTGACAAACGAGGGAAAGAAACTCGATTTCATCATCCTGTATGGAACTGACGGAAAAGGCTCAGAGGGTATTTGCGCATTTATCGGTCAGGAAAGTTTTGCACCGGACGAAGCAACAGACGATCATCTGACCGGAACTGCTACGATTGCACAGGCTACTGTGCCGAAGTGGATTGAAGATAATTACACTGTTGCAGTAACAGAGGATGAAAACGGTTATCCCACAGCAATTACACTGACAAAAAAATAGAAAGTCAGTCAGAAACAAATAACACTGCCGTGGCTGACTTTGACGAAACGGTAGACGAACCATTGATTTAGGCAAAAGAGAGCCGTCTTCGGGCGGCTCCTTTCCAACAAAAGGTTGGGGAAAGGATAAATTATGTTGACTGTAAAATTTGGAGAAAAGGAACTTAACATTAAATTCGGTTACGAAGCAACCGTAAAGAACAACATTATTAAGAAACTGGCAAACCTCGAAAAACAAGAAGATGGCATTGAATCCGTGAACAACATTCTCATGTTGCTCCCGGAATTGATTCTTGTCGGTTTGCAGAAATTCCATTCTGATGAATATGGTTTTGATCCTTACAACAAAGAGCAGAAAGAATCGAAGTTAAGTGAGGTTTACTCCATGCTTGATGATTATTTTGATTCTGATGAATCTGATATTCAGAAGTTGTTTGCTGATGTGCAAGGAGAGTTGCTTGAAAATGGTTTTTTAGCAAAGCTCCTGAAACAGGAGCAGGAGAAGAACCCCAAGAAAGCGGAGAAGAAGTCAGAGAACTAACATGGGAAATATACTGTAAAGAAGTAAGACCTATGTGGCTTTTATACACAAAAGGGTACGGATTTTCAGTGAAAGATATAGATTCTTCCTGCCCTGCGGATTTAGAACCTTATGCAGAAGCATACAAGTTAGAAATAAAGCAGAGAGACACAGAGATGTGGTCTTGGTTTGGAAATTATGGTATATCTGCATTTGGTGTAGCAATAGACAATTGCTTTAGTAAAAATGCAAAGTCAGAGTATATCAAAAATCCGATCATGAAAGAAAGAAAAAAAGAACCGGCTTATAAGGAATCTAATGAAGAAATTGCAATATGGGAAATGAAACAAAGAATTAAAGCATTAAGAGAACAAGGATTACCGGAAAGTCCGGATTAAGGAGAAACAAACATGAGTTTAACAGGAATTGATGTGTCCGCATACCAGGGGACAATTAATTGGTGGGCGGTAAAACAGAACGGTATTGATTTTGCTATTCTGAAAGTCATCCGTAAGGATTTGAACCCGGACAAGAAGTTTGAAGAGAACTGGAAAGGTTGTAAAGAGCACAATGTCCATGTGCACGGAGTATATGAATACGGATATATTACAACGGTTGCAAAATCACGATCTGATGCAAGAAGAGTGCTTACTATTCTTAATGGCAGAAAAGTGACAGTATATCTTGATGTTGAAGATGCTGTTATGAAAGGTCTTGGCAAAAATATTATTTCCATTATCAATGCTTACGGCAAGGTCATCACAGACGCAGGATTGCCATTCGGTGTATACACTGGGGAAAGCTTTTACAAGACATACATTAAGCCTTATGACGGTGTGAGTTATCCCATGTGGATTGCACGGTACGGAAAGAATAACGGAAAGTGTGATGTGAAGTATCAACCGCAAGTACCGAACATGGTAGGCTGGCAGTATACTTCTAAAGGGCGTGTAGGCGGCATTGCAGGAAATGTGGACATGAATGTATGGTACAAGGAATTAGAAGCCGTACAGGGCAATAAGAAAGCGTACAGCAACCATTACGCAGAACCGACAAGACTGTTGAAGAAAACAGTTCCTTGCATGAGAGGTGATGATGTGCGGTGGTTGCAATTTGCACTTATTCATCATGGTTGCTTATCTGCGGTGAATGCAAAGGGAAAGAGCAACATTGACGGAATTTTAGGCAAAGACACAGCAACGGCAATCGGAGTATTCCAAAAGAAAGTCGGAATCACGGTTGATTGCAAGTGCGGTGCGGTTACGAGAGAATATCTTAAGAAATGATTTTAGGAGCGGTAGGTGTCACAGCTTACCGCTCTTTTTCTTGGAAGTGGCAGACACTTCCTTTTTTTATTGCGGTAAAGGCGGTGCGGTATGGCAGATATTGATATTGATGATCTTCAAATAAAAATAAGTGCGGATGCGAACAAAGCCAGTAGTGCACTGAACAAACTTGCATCGAGCCTTACGAATTTTCAGAGAAGCTTGTCCATTGATACATCCAAATTGACAAGCATTTCTAATAGCATACAGAGTATTGCAAATGCCGCAAATTCCATGAATACGAGTGGAATTAAGAATATCTCCACACTGACAAATTCTATTAACAGAATGGGAAAAATAGATAAAAGCGGATTAAGCAGAATTTCATCCGCACTGAAGACTTTTTCTGCTGATATGGCAGGAACCAAAGTAGATGGAGTAGGGGATATTGCAAGCATAGCATCGTCAATTTCAAGACTTGGTGGTGTGGCATCCGGCAGAGCGATTACGAACATTCCTTTACTGGCAAAGAATTTGAAGCAGTTATTCACCACTCTGTCTACCACACCAAACGTAAGCGAGAACATTATACGCATGACAAATGCACTGGCAGGACTGGCATCTACTGGTGCGGCATCCGGTCGGGCTGCAAACTCTTTGGGCAGAAATCTGAACACTTATACGGCAAGCGCAAAAAGAGCCACAAAAAGCACATTCAGCCTTGCAGCGGCTTTCGGAAGATTCTACGCAACATATTTCCTTGTAATCCGTGGAATTAAAAGTCTGTGGAAGTCCATAGAGGGAACTACGGACTATATTGAAGCATTCAACTACTACACGGTAGCTTTTAATAAAGTCGGCAAAGAATGGGGCAAGGATTTTGACAAATTCGGTTACGACAATGCAGAAGATTATGCGCAGAGTTTCGGAAACCGTGTGAATGAACTTCTTGGTAAAATGTCCGGTCTGAAAGTAGATGTAGACGGTGGACTGATTTCTGAAAGCGGAATGAAGAATCTGGGATTAAATTTACAGGAGATTACCCAGTACGCTTCACAGCTTGCATCTATTACCAACTCTTTAGGGCAGACAGGAGAAGTCACCACGGCAATTTCAAAGTCCATGACAATGCTTGCCGGAGATATTTCTTCACTGTTCAACGTGGATTTCAGCACGGTTGCAACTAACCTACAGTCTGGCTTAATAGGTCAGTCAAGAGCATTGTACAAGTATGGTATTGATATAACTAATGCTACTTTACAGACATATGCTTACAAATACGGCATTGAAAAGGCTGTATCTGAAATGTCACAGGCAGAGAAACAGCAGTTGCGTTTACTGGCAATCTTAGATCAGTCTAAGGTATCATGGGGAGATTTGGCTAACACGATCAATTCACCCAGCAACATGATCCGTCAGTTCACAAACAATGTAAAAGAAGCCGGTATGGTACTAGGTCAGTTATTTATTCCGGTATTGCAGAAAGTACTTCCTGTCATAAACGGTGTCGTTATTGCGATTAAAAGATTGCTTGTCAGCGTTGCAAACTTAATGGGTATCAAGATTGACTTTTCGTCATTCGGTCAAGGTGTATCCGGGTACAATGAGGATTTGGAAGACACGGCAAATGCGCTGGATAAAGTGGGAACAAGCGCAAAAAATGCTCAAAGCGGAATCAGAGCATTTGATAAATTGAAAGTTATTTCCACACCAAAATCCAGCGGTTCAGGAAGTGGTGCTGGTGGAGCAGGAATTGACCTTACCAAAGAAATCATGGATGCTACTGCGGAGTACGAAAAAGTATGGCAGGAAGCATTTGACAAGATGCAGAATACAGCTATGGAATGGGCTGATAAGATAGAAAAACTTCTTGAACCTGTGAAAAAGCTGTTCAAAGATTTATTCAATGGTGATTTCTTCGAAGCAGGACAAGATTTGTCCGGCATTGTAACAGGGATATTTAACTGGATGTCCGATGCCATTGCATCTGTAGATTGGTATCAGATTGGGCAAAACATAGGACAGTTTCTTGCTGGTATTGACTGGACTGCTGTATTTACGTCTGCCGGAAACTTTATAGGACAAGCAATTACAGCGGCAATCGACCTATGGAAAGGAAGTTTTGATGCCGCACCTATTGAAACCACGATTCTGACGGCAATAGGTCTTTTAAAATTTACTGGTTTGGGAGATATACTGTGGAAAGCAATCAAAGATTCTATTGTCTTGTCAATGGGTGGTAATGCAGGAGCAGGAATCGGAGAAACAATTCTCGGAAGTCTACTAGGCACTGGAGCCACAGCAGGGGCAGAGGGAGCAGCAGCGGCAGGAACAGCCGGATTGTTTGGTGGAATTAGTGCCGGAGCAGTAGCGGCAACAGCAGCTATCACAGCACTTGTAGCAGGTCTTGCACTTGTATATGCAACAAACGAGGATGTTAGAAAAAGCTTCAAGGAATCAATTTCAGCTATCACAGACAATCTTACCCCGGCAATGGAGTTTTTGACAACAACAGTTATACCGGATTTACAGAATGCATGGGCAGGTCTTGTAGATGTACTTACACCGATAGGAGATTTTTTAGTAACCACATTTACAAGTATATGGCAGGATATGCTAAATCCGGCATTAAAATATGTTGGTGAAGAAGTGCTTCCGAAATTGCAAAGTGCTTTTGAAAATCTTTGGAATGGAGTACTTGTTCCATTTGGAACATTCCTTGGAAATATTTTAAAGCCTGCGGTTCAGATTGTTGCGGATATGCTCACAATTCTTTGGAAAAATGTAGTAGTACCTTTGGCACAAGCGTTAGGGAGTGTTTTAGGAGCGGCTTTTGATGCAATAGTAGATACAATGAATTTTGTGGTAGAACGAGTGAAACCAGTGATAGAAGTATTCAACTTCTTATGGGATAATGTTTTATCTCCTATAGTTAATCATTTATGGAAAGATTTGAAACCTGCTTTTGAAACTGTATTCAAGGCAATAGGAAATATTATCACAAATCTTGGAACGGCATTAAAAGGATTAATAAATTTTGTTTCTGGCGTATTTACTGGAAACTGGAGAAAAGCGTGGGATGGAATAAAAGACATTTTCAAAGGAGTATTTAATGGACTTGTATCTATAGCAGAAGGATGTGTCAATCTTATAATTGATGGACTAAATGCATTTATTGATGGATTTGGTCTGATTAGCGGTATATCCGAAGCTTTAGGAATAAATTCAAAACCAGTGCAAATACCTAAAATAAGTATTCCAAGGTTTGATACTGGTGGTTACGTTCCTAGCAGATACACAATGCTCATGGCAGGAGAAAACGGTGTACCGGAGATTGCCGGAACAGTAGGCGGTAAGACAGCGGTTGCCGGTGGAGTGGAAATTACTGGAATCAAAGATGCGATTTATAAGGCATCGCAGGAAGAAATGGCTCTTTTAAGACAGCAAAACCAGTTGCTACAAGGTATTTTGCAGAAAGAGTTCGGAATTACAACAGACCAAGTCGGTAAAGCAGCGCAACAATATGCTTCCGAACAATTCAATCAAAAGCATAAGAATGTATTTGTATTTTAACACGGACAGCACTATGAAAATGGGTGCTGTCTATTTTTATTGAAAAAGGCGGTGAGTGTATGTCAGCATACCAAGGATGGCTTTTAAAAATTGGAGATTACGTTATTGACCAGTCAAGATTTATAGCCGCTGAAAGTTATCAGCCGGCTGTAAATATGCAAGATGTAGACCCGTGGCCTGATGCAAATGGATACGTACATAGAAATGCTGTGGAGCTAAAAGCATTAAGTGTTGATTTTTCCACGCCTGCGATGCTGACGGATGACGATTTGCAAGAGTTACTGTCCGGGATACGAAGCAACTTTATTGATGCAACGGAACAGGGGTGCTATATCACAGCATACATTCCATTTTTAGGTCAATACGTCACGCAATACGGATATATGGCTGATATAAAGCCTACGATCTATGGAACATATAATGGGGAGATTAAGTACAATCAGATAGAATTTTCATTTGTCGGAGGTGTAGCGAATGAGTAACTATACCTATGCGGATTTGTTTGATAAAAGCGCATCCAAAAAGGAAATCACGATTGAAACAGAGGACAAGTCTGTAAAAATCACCAACAGCGAAATCCATTTTGAACAGTTTGAATTAAAAGAAATACTATGTGATGATGATTACCTTACATTTGGACAGTGCAATGCATCACAGTTAAAATTCAAAATTTCCAACGTGTTCACAAGCATGATTGGGAAACAGATAAATGTTTCTGCTGTGATTAATGGACATACTGACACACCATTTATTTTCGGCAAATACCGTGTCGTTTCAGATAAACCAACAGATGATAAGCGTTACAGAAATGTGACGGCATATGACGCCATATACGATATTGGAGAATCAGAAGTATCTTCCTGGTATAACGGATTGAAATTTCCTCTGACCTTAAAGAAGTTCAGAGACAGCTTTTTTTCATATTTTGGCGTTGAGCAAGTAGCAACTACATTACCTAATGACAGCATGGAAGTGGCAGAAACCATAAAACCAAGCGAACTTTCTGGCCAGACGGTCATGGAAGCAATCTGCTCGATAAATGGATGTTTTGGCCACATTAACCATGATGGAAAATTTGAATATGTTTTCCTTAAAGAAATAATATCCGGTTTATATCCACAGAAAGGATTATATCCACAGAAAGGATTATACCCTAGAAAAGGTTCTGAAAAAGAAAAGGTTACTGGTGGAAAATACAAAACTGTTAAATATGAAGATTTTGTTTGCCAAAAAGTTACAAAAGTGCAGATAAGACAATCAGAAAATGATATTGGTGCAGTTTACCCGGATACAGAGATTACCGAGAACGACAACAGTTATATTTTGCAAGATAATTTCCTTGTTTATGGAATGGGTGCAGATGCCCTAGAAACGGTTGCAAGAAATCTGTATGAGGTTATTAAAGTTGTAAAATATAGACCTTATAACTGTGAAAAAATAGGAAATCCTTGTTTGAGCCTTGGAGAAGCAGTCAATGTATATACGGCTAAAGAAATCATAGAAAGCTATGTGTTGAGTAGAACATACAAAGGAATCCAACAACCGATAGACACCATATCAGCAAGCGGAAAATCTCAAAAGTACAGTGAACAGGTAAATGGCATTAACAAAAGTATAATTCAACTCCGTGGAAAGACTAATGAGTTAGAGCGTAATGTAGAAGAGACCCGGTCCGAAATCAAGGATGTAGAGAATGGACTGGATACAAAGATTACACAAAACGCAGGAAAAATTGAAGCAGAAGCAAAAAGAGCAACAGATACAGAAGTAGAATTGGCAGCGGCGATATCTTTGCAGGCAGACCAAATTAAATTAAAAGTATCAAAAGGCGATGTCAGTTCGCAGTTGAGCGTTGAGAGTGGACAGGTAAGTATTTCTGGAAACCGTTTTGTATTGGAAGCAGATAACTGTAGCATATCAGAAGATGGAACTATAACAGCTAAAAATGCAGTAATGACTGGTAGTTTTAAGTCTATAGGGGAAGACGGGAGTTACACAGAAGTATCATCAGGTGAAATTAAATTTTATAACGAACTATTGCAAAGCACAGGATCTATAAAAGGATTGGGACAATATCTTACTATTGATGCTTCAATGGTAAGTGTAAGCGGAATTTTAGTGGTAGGAAATGGAGCAACATATGATTCACAATATGTAAAAAACATATCAACAACTTCTCAAATATTAGGCAGTAAGACAGTACTGACAAGTGCCACATTAAGTGTCACAAAAAATTATATAAATGGAACCGTATCAGATGTATCTTTGGTAACACAAACAGCCAATGTTGCTGATTATCCTGGACATAATGTTAATTTTATTACAGGAGTTTCATCACTTGGAGGTTTGCTAACTGCAACATCTGGAATTGTCACACTTATGACGTAGGAGATTTATTATGGTAAAAAAAATATTTATTCTTCAAACGATTATTGGAAAAACAATGAAAGAAGTAATGGAAGAAAGGCAAGAAATTCAGCAATATATAGCTTTTACCATTGGAATTTCCACGTTTACGGAAATCAATGCAACATTGTTTAGCACGGAAGATGGCCATGGTTTTGAAGAGTTTATGAAGCAACTTATTGACATGTCGGATACAGTGGTTGCACAGAGCGGATATGAGGTATCTGAACTGTGCAAAAATCTGTATGCGTATGCAGAAGAGCAAGGAAAAGAAATCTATGTAAGGGAGAATTGATATGGCCGCAAATTTTGAGATTAAGAAATTGAAAAGCAACCTTGTGACAGTATTAAATCAAACACCGTTGCCTATCGAGGTGAAAAGGCTTGTACTGTATGAAGTATATTCGGAGACTAAACAGTTATCAGATATGCAGATTATGAAAGAGGAAAACGAGGTAACCGCAGATGGCAATGAATAAGGTTTATACCAGAATTAATTGGGAAGATTATCCCAGTGAGAACACGGATTTAGATGCATACAATCTTAATCAGATGGATTCTGCTATTGATGCGTTAGACAACCGTATCATATCACAGGATGCCTTAAAAGTAGACAAGTCTGCAATAAACGGAAACATTGCTGATTGGACTATGGACGAAACAACCGGTGTTATTACTATTACAAAATACAACGGTGAAAAGATTATTTTTGACCTTAATATTGAAAAAATACCTGTTGGATTTTCCATGTCTGATGACGGAATCATTACCATGACTACAGAAGATGGAACACAGTTTACGGCTGATATTGGTTCTATGATTCCGGTGTTGACATTTGAAGATTCTGCAACCATAGCTGTATCCGTGACTGGTACTGGAAAGAATAAGACTTATTCTTTTTCAATCAAAACAGGATCAGTAACAGATGCTATGCTACAGCCTAATTATTTAGCAGATATTAGAGTAGAATCCGCAAATGCATCTGCTTATGCGCAATCCGCAAATGCAAAATCTGTATTGGCTAAATCTTATGCCATAGGTGGAACCGGAACAAGAGAAGGAGAAGATACCGATAACGCAAAGTATTATATGGAACAGGCAAAACAGCAAACAGGAGATATACCTACAAAGGTTAGTGAATTAGAGAATGACGCTGGATATATCAAAAAAGATGTTGATAATCTTGTGAATTACTACGACAAGACCACTACCGACCAAAAATTAGCCAACATTGACTTGACCGATTATCTCAAAAAGACGGGTGACGCTTCCAACACAACCGTAACATTCACCGAGCCTACAGAACTGGCACAGCCGACCACAGGAGAGAAACTTGGTGGAATTATCGGCAAGGTTAGCCTTGCGATAAAGAACATCAAAACATTAATTTCTCTCATAGGCAATACTAATATTTCATCAATCGGTGACGGAACTGTCACAGGTGCGATTAGTGATGTAAATGGCAAGTTAAACCAGGACACCGATTTGACTTTAGTCAATTGTGTATCATGGGAATCTGACAATACAATTTCAAAAATAGGTAACAGAGTATTTGTAACGTTAGGCGTACGAATT